TCAAATTCCATTGGGACATCCACAGATCCCAAACCGGGACAAGTTGTACCTACAGGTTTAGCAGAATTGTTTATGTCATAACAACTAGCGTCTGCGGTTGTTGAAATTTCTCTATTTGTACAACCACTAGCTCCTGCCCTCCACTCTTCATCGCTAGAACAATCTGATTCACTAGCACCACCTGATCTTTTCTTGTCTTCGTTTAATTTACCATCTTCACCATAACAACCACCTGTATTGTCATGTCCAGATTGACCATTTTTCTGAGTTCCATTACGATCACAAGAACTTTCTGCCCCCCCATCAACCAAACCTTCGCCTTCACAAGACATAGGAACAAAATTGGGAAAACAAGAACATGGGTCAAAATCCCATTTGTATACTATTGCACTACCGCCAAAATCATATTCTACACATACAGCCTCTAGTTCTCCGAGTGTCTCGCGTAGACCTTCAGTATCTGCATTACATTCAGGTAAACATGTTATAGCTGTTTGACAATCCATATATTTTGCCGAACAGCCCTGTTTACTTTGATCTTGATGGTTGTATAGGCACTCACAATTTGGACAACAAGACGCGCCTTCATGTGTATTTTGAGAATTTGGATGGTTACTACCAATCATTGGAACTTTGTGCTGAGAAGAATAAACATCAGAACATCTTCTGCAATTTGTTGTTCCCCATTGAGTTAATCTTTGTCTAACATGTGCATCGCAATCTTCTGGGCCATTCAAACTTGCTTGAAATGTTCCTCCACGTATTTCACATTCGTTTTTACCCTCATGTTTTCCACCAGTGTGTTTTTCATCTATATCACATCCAATACAATTTATATCTTGACCATCTTCACCTTTGCAAAATCCAAACTTTCTCCATTTTTCGCCATTTTGACATTTTGCAACATCGGTAATATCGCACTTATGACCTTCATCGGAACAGCAGTAGCCATCATGTTTAGCTTTCATACCCATGCTTGGGTTGTGCGTACATTTTTCAAGACCGCAATTAATTATATCAAGGACTTGACTGCTTTGTTCATTAAGTGTTGCCGTAAGGTTTTTCGGCATAAAATGATCGCAGCAAACAGGACAAATACCTTTTTGTTCAATTTGAACCCAATAATCATTTGCTCTTTCTTCCCATTTATATCCCGGCCCACCAAGACCAAGCCTATATCTATTATCAATTACATCTTGTCCCAGATGACCAATATATCCAGCTTCTATACCAATATCATCTTGGTTGTTATAAAGTACCCATTGGCCAGTAAATGGACAGGCTCTCCAAACCCCAACACTAGGTTTTCCAAAACTGTTACTCGCTCCATCATCATTTAATGACATCACAGAGGCAGAGCCTCTCCATTGGTTTTGATACCAACAGTCCGATACAGCTTCTTCCCATTTGTTTTCTTGAGCTAAGCCTTTGTCTACACATTCATGATAATTACCTTTAATAACTTGCGGCTCTTTCCATATAGCGCCATTATTAATACATAATCCCTCATCACTAAGGTAATCCAACTTTGTTTGACCGCTCATATCAAAGCAGGCAGAGTGTTTTTCCTTACATCTTTTTTCTAATTCATCAGGATCATCTGATGCGGCAACCATATCTCCGCTAGAATCAGCATTGCCATCTAAATCAAGACACATGTTGACATATTTTTGTTCTTTATGATCTGGCTTCTTCTCTGGATTATATGATTTGTATGTTTTAGCTAAGAGTATACATTCATCCCTAGTGATTGCTGAAGCGGTGGAGATCAATTCTCCTCCCATTATGGAACAAGCACCATAATTACCACATTGAGCTTCACCCTCTTCAATTACAGTCAACGGATCGTCTTTAAGGTTTTGCGAGTCTACCCACCTATGGGTTGAGTCAAGAGCGGTGCAGTCTTCTTCTGCACAGGTTACAGATGTTCCACCACAGGTATACCTTGCACTTAGTGCTGCATTTTCAACTTCATGCCCAGTGAATATATCTTTAGACTTTTTCCCTACGCCTTGTGTAACATCTTCACCGGCTGAAGTAACACATTTTTCGATAAACGCCGTAACCGTTGGAACTCCAAATCCAGACTCAAGTGGATTGACCGTAACAGCTGTTGTAATGCTTTCTATAACTGTTTCATATGTGCCTATATCTGGATTTTGAACGCAAACCTTTGGGGATTCATCTGGGCATTCTGTAGTGTCAAGATTGATTCTATTTGCAATTCTTCCATCCACTGGATGTTTGTCGCATGTATATAAATCAAATGTATCAATTGTTGTATTTTGTACTATAAAGAAGTCTGCTGGTGGAGGTTCTTTACCTCTAATAATTGATCCAGAACAGGCGTAATACTTATCGTGATCACAGAAGGTTTGGAATTCCATATTTTCCCCACCTTTCCATTCGCCCTCACACCCTAATGGCTCATCGTCGTCTCCTGCCCATAATTTGTTTACACATCTACATTCTCCACCGGGAGGAATATTTGGATCAGTAGTGAAACCATCTGGACATTCTCCATCGTTTCCTTCTTGTGCGCATTTATCTTTAGACCCAGTGCAAAAATCCTCTGATGAACATTCTGAACCATCCGCTCTTGCTTTGCTACAACTTCCTTGTAGACAACCAAACTTATCGTTAGCCTTATCTTCTATCTCCTCCCCAGTCTCTTTATTTACACATTTTGAGTCATGTGGACATTTAGCATTAGGCCAAGACGGTTCATCGCAATTAGGCCCTGTACACTTTTTGTATAGCTTATCTTCCCACTGAGTTTCACTCCACTCACCTTGGTTCATGACGTTTGCGCCAAAGTTACCCATAACACCCCATGTGTTAACAAGGTCTCCATCCTTTAACCCATGATTTCTTGAGGTTATCATTATTGGATTAGTATTGGCTGCATCTTCTATTCTTTTTCCGCTAGAGACACCCATGCAAGAATCATTAACAAAACTAGCAACTTCACCTCTTGGATAAAGTCCTGTTTCATGCCAATAGCTTAAAGAATGACCAACCTGTGAACCATTAAGCAATCTTCGGTTTCTCTTTAGTCCAAATTTGGTAAGCTCATAAGGAGAATAATCACTACCATCTCTTTTTCCATTTAATATACCGGCAACATTTGCGAACTCTGTAGACATTGGGCCAGAAGGACGCAGTTTGACTAAACCGTTGCCAGCCCTTTTGTCGTATGAAGAATCTGAGCTACCAATTTGATCTGGAGTAAATTCTACATCAGTTACTCCTTCTTCTTGTTTTTTTGCTTCACAGTCACTTTCTGTTCCACTTATCGGAAAGGCATCTTCACCATCTTCTTTAAATGTGCAAGTACCTTCTCTTTCTCCTAAGAGAATAGACATTATTGCCTCTGGAACATCTCCGACTTCTGGACATTCTTTTGCATTTGGGTCTGCAACAGAAAAACACCCTTCATACCATATGCCACCAGCGCCGCCTTCACTTGATTCTGCTTCACACTCCTCTTTATTTTCTGGATCTCTGGTTTTGTGTTCCCCTTGTGCGTCATTTGGATTGGTGATTATTTGAGCTGGTATACCGTCTCGTGTTCCATCAATTGTGCATCCATCTTCCCATTCTGCACATGCTGTAAACTCACCTCCTGAATTTGCGCAGTCTTCTGGTGTTTCTTGACCATAAGTATCATCTTTATTTACGCAAGTACCCTTTTTACCACATTCACTTTTGGAAGAAGCACTATAATCAGGACACAGTCCCGGTTCTGTATTTTGCCAACCTACGAGCAATGGTGCGCTTCCACCTTTACGAGCGCAGTCTCCCCTTGAGAGCATACCAACATGAGATTTAATATAGTTCTCTAATTTAGTAGAGGCTGCTTCACAAACACCTCCGGGTTTAATATAAGCCTGTAGAGATGATCCGGCTTTTCCAAGAAGGCCAACTTCATCATATGCTGCAAAGTCATAGTAAAAGAAGAAGTCTGGGCCGAGATTCCAAAACCAATGACCACCACCGCCATGACCAGTTAATGCTGATATACCACACATTTGCCAGAATTTATGATCATCACTGGCTTGTCTCATTGGCTTTGCTCTATTTTGCTTTTCTTCCGTAGCCTTAAAGGGCTGTGGTTGCATATTAAAGCCATAGAAATTATCAAAGCCTTTTGCATTTTGTAGCCAAGGCTTAGGAGCGCCTGAACCGTGATAAACGTATTGACTACAATTCTCTGTGCCGCCACCACCATCAGGGATACCATCAAAGTTAGCATCAGGATACCCACACCACCAGCTATACTGATCTTTTTCTATAGCATCTCCGGGTATTCCCCATATAGTGGAAACTTGACCAACATTAGTCCAGCCTTCATTCAATGTTTGATCGCCTACAGGATTGCCATGTCCATGACTACCCATTCTGCTATCCCAACCATCGTAAGATTCGGGCCATCCAGACCTTAGTCCAGACTCTTGACTAAGTGTTAAATTAAAGTTAGAGCAGTTTACAAATTGGTCTACAGGAAGATAGAGTACTACTTCTTCTCCGCATGTCGTTTCCCAGTAATTATCTGGGCCATCTATAACATCTGCTGGGTCTGGTCTTGGCTTACCTTCTTCTTGGCACGAACCCCAGAAATTACAAGGTCTAATAAGAAGAGTCCAATAGCTTTCTACATCTTGCCAAAACCACGATCTATCAGATTGATTGGTAATTCCAGTACAGCCTCCATCAGCCATACTAGTAGGGCCAACAAAGCCACTAGTATAAGAAGCAGACAGTATAACCTCTTGGTAGGGGGTAAAGCATATACTGCTTTTTCTTGTGTTGTTTCCACCACCAGAAGTTTGGGGTGTGTGGTATGGATGGAATTGGTCTAATATTCTTCCACCGCAACATGATCTTTTTTCATATTCCCAAGTAACCCATGTGTTGGGGTAAAATTTGTTTGTGTACCAAATACCACCATTGGTTTCGCATGTCGTTTGATCGTTTCCAGTTACAGGTTTTCCATCTGAACCAAAACAAGTCGGATCTCCACTTTCAAATGCAGCCTCGCAAGTTTCTTGGCTGTTATGTTTAGTGGTTCTATCGTCTCTGCTTTTATCTTCGCCTTTTCCTGCAACATTTGGGGATTCACATTTTCCTGCATCTAGACATGTATTTTCGTCGCCGTAAAGCCAAGTTGCAGCTCTGTTGCCGTCACTATCAACTGCTTCTTCACAATCTTTTTTGTTTTTGTATTGTGTGTCCGAACATACCTGTTGAATTCTATATCCAGTAATTGAATCTCTACAGTAAGGTCTTTTCTTTGTTGGTACAGCGCCATCTTCAATACATCCAGTTTTAGTTGATCCAGTTGCATCGTATTCAATAGTTGAATCGCTATCTTCAGTTGGTTCGTGACCGTTGGTAATAGAAAAGCCAACTACATAACCATCGTCATCAAGTTGAATTGTTTTTTCAACAGACTTCATATTTATGCGAGCGTATTCATCAGACCACGTTACTACACCTTTTGTTTTTTCTTTACCGTCTTCTTGAATCAGCATATCTGACGATATACTTTCTAGATTTTGATCGTAACTACTTGGTTTGAGCCAAGCGTCTACACCTCTTCTAGGCCACATTTCACCTTCTAAAGCTTGGTTATAATCAAAGCTACCTCTTTTTTCAAAAGTGTCATTGTCTTGACCTTTGGCGTTTAGGTGCTTGTATTTGTTATTACCATAATGGCACTCTGAGGGCTTACCGTTTGGTAGGGTAGTAACTTTACAAGGATCACAAGCATATTCCAGTGGGCCATCTGTATCATGAGAACAACACCTACTACCCCTCCAAGCACCGTTGGAATATTTTAGATGTATTGTTTCGCCTTCACCGCCAGCTATACCAGCCCTAGCTGAATATCTTCCATTAGTATCTCTTAGTATGGTAACTGCTATTTCTGGAGGTAGTTTACATTCTCCATCACCTAGATTACTACAACCAGTATCTATACAGCCACAACCTTCAGTACAAAACCTACCCCTTTTACGGTTCTTAATAGTCATAGGACTATCTTGAGACACTTCATCAGAAGCGTCTGGTTTCCATACTGGCTCACCAGTAATTTGGTTCTTTAAATTTTTTATGTCGGGATTATATGATGAATCCCACGGATCGCCTATTGCCATCAGAATCCTGCTGTTTGTGGATAATCATCATCTGGGCCACAGTCTTCGGCTGTAGCAAACCCCTGAGCAAAAAATTTCTTTGAACAAGCAGCCATTTCGCCCCTATCACAACCTGCGTGTGTAACAATTTCCATGCCGTAAAATTCTGCTTGAAGTATGATGTGAACTGGTATAGCTTCTTTTACGGTTATTTTAGTTCCAGCTTCTGCTCCACAACTAGGAGTTGTAGATCTTTGATATTCGTATATTATTCTCTTACCAGTATCATAACTAAAAAAAGCATCTCCTACCATCAAGCCTTGGCCTAATGGGTTTTCAATAAACACTTTTTCATACATTATTGACTTAGCTTGATGTGTCCATGTCTCATCTTTACCTATTTTTTCATTGATTGATTCTTTTTGACCAAAATAGCTAGAACCCCAACCATGACAAGGATTGCCAGCCCTTCTCATTCCGGGCGCACCGCCTTGAACTTTTCTAAACTTATCAGTACATTCGGTGAGGGTATTAGCCTTTCCTACCATTTCATCAACTGGTCTTATTATAATAGCATCGTAAAAAGGAGCGCAGCCATCTTTGAAATCATTACACGCCGTAAGGTCACCTCTTGTCATACAAGCACCGCACCAGTTATGATCTTCTGGATCATATATTTCTATATCTGGATAGTACACGCTAGTTGGAAAATATGAAGTATAGGTACAATCATTCGATGCGCATGGGTTTCTATATAATCTACCGGGAGCATTAATATTACCACCTACACCAAAATTGAATGAGTTATTGCCATCTAGACCAGCTTTTGGAAGTATACATTTAGCAGCCTTTGATAAAAATATTCCATTATGCTTACCACCAACCCACACTTTTCTCTGATGATCCCATCTTAAATCAACTGGCCCAACTTTCCATGTATCTGGCCTTCGCATGTGCTGTGGAGAGAAGTGTTTGAAATCATGCTGCATACCACCTTCAGTTTTTGCCTTTAACTGATTTGGTATATATCGCTGTCTACCATAATTAGAACTTCCCCATTCATCATATCTATTTTCAGCATCATGCCTTAAGTTTGGAACCGGCTGCATAGTAATAGAATCATAACCCCATCCAGACATAACTATTGGCCCTCTTAGGCCAACGGGTCTAGCGGTGTCCAATGACTCTTCAGCAGCCCTATTAATTGGAGCTGCATCAGTAGCATACCCAGCTTCTTCAATACTTGGATTAGTTAGATCTCTATTTCTATTAATCCAATTAACATTATGACCAGAGGCAAATGGATTAAGAGAAGCAGATGTGATAATTGTGGGACTTGGTGCGTTTTTGCCTAAGTCTCTTTCATGGCCAACTGTTGCCCAAGGAATAATGTCTTCTACGCCGTCTTCTTTTTTCTTACTGTATGGTCTTTCAAAAGCAGCCATTGCAGATGCAGCGGATGGTACATTAAGACTATCCGCTCTACCCTTATCACTATTAACTACAAAGTTTGTTGAATACGGAACAAACAAACCATCAATAGACATACCACCAGTTCTATGCCAAGCTTCATTACTAGGAAACTGTTGCATATGAGTATTAAGTGGCCCAGTCGCAGTTACAGCATTAGCGTCACGAGTTGTCATAGTGCTACTGCCATGATCTGGATGTTGATTCCAATTCATAGTTTGATTAGTTGAATCCCTCATTTCAACGTTGGGATTAACATAATTAGCACTTGATATCATCAAATGACTAAAGTCGTTCTTTTCATCTTGCGATCTTTGATCGTTTACTTGTTGCGATTCGTTTGGCATTTTGTTTCTCTATCTTCGGTATTGATCTCTACCTCTTCTAGTTCTTTGTGTTTCGTCTTCAATTCGTTTGTACATGGTAATTATTTTTCTTTGAGTATCCTTGACTTTGTCTTCATACATCTTACTAAGATCACCAAATTTTCGTTCTGTTGAGAAGTTATAGGTTGTGTTTAATCCACTGCTTCCCATTGATATCGACATGTCTGTAACATATGGCCCAGCTTCTATTGTACCATTAATGTTTAAAAGCATTTGACTCCCAAAAGCATATGCTGGTAAACCAGCCAAAGTAACACTTCCAGTTTCTATATATCTTTGGCTTGTGCTTAATGCCATCTTTACTTTGTTCATCGCAAAGTGAGACATTCTCGCTTCCCCACCATAGGCTGCTGGATGAACACTTTCATCTATTTGGAATTCTGGCTTTCCAAAATGTACTCCCAAAGCCCACGGCCCCCATTTATAGTGTTTACTTTGTTGTGGAACCGCTGCATGCCAAGGTTTATAAGCAGCCGGTGCTAAAGATCCTCTACTTAAATCCGGGGCTAATAAAGGCATTGATTTTACGTTCTTAGCCATTCTTTGTAATTGTTGCATGGCAATTCCATTTGGGTCTTGTCCTTGCAACCACCCACTAGTTAAGCAGTTTGCATTCTTGCACTTTGCTAAAGGTATACATATTTCGTTTTTACCACCTCCTAAATGTGTACTCAATATTCTCCGGTCTACACTTCCATAATAAACAGCAGCCGGTATAGTTATAAGAGCATATGGCTTCATGGCCTGAAAAGTTTTATATTCGTCTGAAGCATCCTCACCCTTAATAAATACAGGTCTTTCTTCCTCTCCCATACCCTTAAGTTCTTTTATGTTGTCTTCTGGGCCTATTTTAGCGTAATCTTCTGGTGTATTTATTTTAAGCGTAACTGTATTACCGTTTTGGTCATCACCAATTTCTACTGTTCTTTCTTTGCTATTTGGATCTCCAGTTCTAAACATATAATACTGTTTTTCGTTTTGAAGTTCCCAATCTGCTCTTGTTGGCAACCAATGGGTTTTAGGATCTACTTGCGATTTAACAAATCGACGCGAGTAGGGGATTTCCATTACTTTATCATTCAGTGCCGTGAAATTGCCTTCAACTGACGTTGATTCTGGATCTACACCTCTAAAATCAAGATCATGGCTGAGACCGGAAAAGTGCTGCCGTGGATATTCGGGGTAAACAACATATGATTCTAAATTTCCATCTGCTGACCAAAAGTTCATATTTTTAGGATAACTGGAATCATATTTTCTAGAGTCTAAAGGATTATCTTCTCCGGGCCATCCAGCACCAACAATTTCCCACTTGTTTATCTCTTCTGTTGGATCGTTCCAAAAACCACCATTAGCCGAACAAGTTGCACGATCTGCTTCAAAACCATTACCACCATCGCAAAAACCAACTCCGAACTTAGCAAACCAATCGCTAAGCATTCCATGTGGCCCCCAATCAAACCCCTGCTCTTCACAATCATCTTCACCTAAGTTAGGTTTAGAACATGTGTGATTTGTAGGTGGATTAAAAGGGAGTGGCATTAAGTATTTTCTGCCGTAGTATTGCGTAGCAACCTCTTGGATTTTTTTATATGCAATATCCAGCTCCATTGTAGTTTTTTCATAGGGACTCAGTTGCTGCCACTTCATTTCTTCCCCACAGGGGAATCCACCAGCGGCATGACCCGCTGCCGTTGTTTGATTTCCAGAATGTGATCTAGTGGCTGTTGTGATTATGCTACCATTAGCCCCCTGACCATAGTTTTGGAGATTTCCTTGTGCTGCCATATCGGTTTCACTAGCGCCGCCCTTGATTGCAAGATTATGATGTTGCTTGCATAGCTCTTTCCATTTACTTGTAGGGTCTGGATTTTGAGAAAACATCTGACAAGGAAGGAACTGACCTAGTTGAGAAAGATAGGAAATCCAAGAATCTTTACTCACAGCGGCGTGTCTAAGTTCTGAAACCGTTGCATAGTACCAGTACCTTGCCCCACCTGCACCGTAATTCCGATTGCCATTCGGCCCGCCTTCAAATCCTATTTTACTCAGATCAATTGGTATTGTTGCCGTTCTAGGTTGAATAGGTATTAGTTCGTCTTTAGAATTTTTTACGGCTCTTGTTCTTACATTAGAGTATCCGGGCGAGGGGTTTTGATCTTTCGTTATTGACTTTCCAGTTATATTGTCAGTAAAACCATTGCAGTTTTCTGTTAAAGCATCAAACCATGTATTGCCTTGTTCTTTGCATTTTGTTGGATTTAATTCAGTTGTCATTTTCCCTTGAGCATCATGACAATGACTGAGACACAATTTTCTACTACCAACTCCTATACATTGGCTACTGTATAAGCCACCAGATTTTTTAAACATATTCATTTTAAAAACGTCTGTTTCTGGTGCTGTTCCAGTTTTGTCTACACCAGCAACTATTCTGTCTGTACCAGATAAAGTCGCAGAATCTGCACATGCTTCATCACTTAGAATAAATTTAATTGCAGATCCCGGCAAACCGGGAGGTGTTTTTGACCAAGCTTCATCGCTAGCCGAGGCGGGTGAGCCTTTTGTTTTCTTGTTAGCTCCTTCACCATAATCCCTTGTGTAATAAGCCACAATTGGTGCGCCAGTTGCTTTACCGTTGTTGTCTTTTACAAAACAACCTTTCGTACAACCAAATTCTGATAGGTGATATTTGTTTCCCGTACCAGCAGCATTGCCAAACGATTGAACCTCTTCACCCTCGTGGGTTGTGCATGTTGAATGTGTTTTGCAATGAGATATAAATTTCCCCGGTATTGGGTTTCCGTGTTTTAGACATGGATCATCAGGATTGTTGGTTTCTAAAGCGGCGCGATAGTTACATTCACAGAGCTTGGGTTTGTTTGCTAAACCGGGAATTACCTGCCCTACCGTGTAGTTTATTGTTGTAGCGTTTCCGTCTTGAGTTGAATTCTCTCCTTGGCCATCTTTATCAGCATCTGGATTTTTTATAGCTACACACTTACCAAGACCGGGATTATAAAATTCTAACGTTCCAAAAATACCATCTGTTGGATGGAAGTCTCTATAAGGATCGTCATCCCACCAAAGACCCTTAATTGGTCTTCCTGTTGTTTTACGATCAATAATATCATTAAGACTCACACTAAGCATGGAACTTTCTTCTGATGTAAATCCCCAACATGGATATAGGTCTATCATTCCAGAAGTTGTTTCTTCCTCATCCTCTTCCCACTCTTTAGAGTTAATTCTATTAAGTTGGAATGGGTCAGCACCATTTCCCCCGCCATAATCATCCCAAAGACCACCCCACGGCAAATAATCATCATTGCTTATCATTGGCAGGTTTTGCTTGAAGTCTGGCCTACCATCTATACCTTTAGCAGATGTATCGCTGTAGGGATTCCAACCACGTTCTTCTTTGTCAGAAAATTCATCCTTTGGGAACTGATTAAGATGTAAGTGAACACCATCGTTTTCTGAAGATGGCAGAAACTCTTTTAAAACATCATCAACGTCTTTATCTGGAACTCCATCTAGGTATGCGTTTGTGGCTTTTTTAAACCAAAGCTCTGGTCTATGTTTATAATTACCCAACGGGGTAACACCAACGACTCTTGTTCTTGGTGCGCCCAATAACATTTGTCCTGACATTGGATCTGTAAATTCATACCCAAGATTGGCACTTACAAGAGTTGAATTTTGTTCTCCGTCTACCCACGGGCCTTTAGGAGGAACCATTATAGATTGATCAAATGCATCCCTAAGAATGCCTGTTCTAATATTTAGATCTTTGCGAATTGGCGTTACTTTGATAATGCCAGAATAGTTTCTATGGGTATTCCATAAATTCATACCGGGATGTCTCGGCACATAAAGCCAGACAAAGAAATCACATCCGGCTTGATCACACACTTGCTGAACAAGTTGAAGTAAAGACATGCTTTCACCAGATATTCTAAAATCATCTGGCAAAATTCCCGGCGCTGGTGGGTTTGGATTCCAATAAGCGCTAAGATTATATAGATCACTTAGATCCACAGCGTATCTATGAACATTGTATGGTAAGCCTGTACTAAGGTTTTTTTGCAATCCAAATGGTGGGTTTGTTGAACCTCCGAACCCTAGCTGCCTAACATCTTCGTTGTAATAAATAGGGCCACCAAAAGGCTCCATTGCTTCTATATAGTTTTTATTTGTACCACTAATCAAAAAGTCTACGGCTGGTAAAATACCTCTAAAAGTGCTTGCTCCATATTCATTTGTAAGCGGGCCTGAACCGGGAGCAAACCACTCCATACCACCGCTTGTTTTTCCTGAAACCTGAAACCTGTGGTTTTCGTAGTATCCAAAAACATTGATTATGTTGTAATACCCATTCCAACCTTCATCAAACGTTCTAGTAGAATCAACATTGAACCATCCATCAGCAGGAGCAGATCTACCAGCATAACCATCTAATATGATCTTTGTGTTTTCTAGTATTTGTCTTGGATCAGTTATTGATACGCTATAAGTTTCTCCAGAGGAACTCCAAGCTCTATCATATTTAGTCAAGATGCCGGGAAAACTAAAAGCAGGCTCGCAGTTTCTATAGACAGCTCCAGTACAAGATGACGTTAAGGCATTACCGTCATAGTAATTAAAATACACTGGAGATCCCGGTAGTGGAAAATACGGAAGGTCTCCACTTATATCTTGTTTGTGTAATGGGTAAGGAGGAGTTCCACCATAAAGAGCAATGAGGTCTTTAGGATAGGCTTTTTTGTCCCAAGGGTGATACCCTTCAGTTACAGCATCTCTACAACCATTTAAATCCAACCATGTATGGTAGTTAGCATCATCTTTAACTAGGTTAACAGATAGCGAAGAGCTATTAGAATTAAAACCAAGATTGATACTAAAATCCATAATCGACAAACCCATAAAGGTTTGCTGAACAACAGGATTTTTTGGCGGGTATGTATTTGGATCAAATCCGCAAGACATTTTATATCTCCGTTCCGGGCTGGTCTTGAATTAGGTAATCATTGTTAAGCCCAGCCAAGTAATCTGTAGTTGGGAATTGCCAAGGATCATTTATTTCATAAACCCAACTAATATTATAACTATATTCTCCAGTCTTTGGATTCCAGCTTTCGCTTGGAGCATTTGAATATGACTTTCTTGTAATGTTGGGAACCGCTCCACCCTTTTCGTAAAAACTGGATGGGTTAAAAGAATCAATTAGAGCTTTTATGGCAGATGATTGTTGTTTAAGAGCAAAACTTTTAGTGCCTGCTCCACCAACACCCGCAGCGCCATTAACATATATCATACCAGCAGAGGGTTTTGATAATGATATATCCCTTGTAGAAGTAAAGGCTGTACTACCTCCCTGAGCCGACACATAATTTGGATTTTCAACCCATCTATAATTGTCATTATACATGTCTTTAGAATCAGGTATGGTTTCGTCTGTTGCTGGTTTGGTTCCAGCCGTTCCTGTACATGTATCCTCATCCCCAATATTTGGCTGTATTTGATTATGAGAATCTACGCATATCTTTTCCCTGTGAACATCTACATTTAATGTAATACTAATATCTCTTTGCCACTGGGTTTGAGTTCCTATGGTTTGAAGTACTGGCCCTAGCCTCCTGCCAAGAACTACATGTTGAGCAGCAACATGGCCCGGATAGGTTTCATTCACCGTAAGCGTTTCGTTACGAACATAGGGAACTATATTTCTATTTTTAAGTTCATAGCTTAATGAATAAGTAATAGTCCCAGTACCAATTTGTTGTGCTACTGTTTTGGCTCTTGGAACAGGATTGATAGTTAACCCTGAATATTCTGGAACATCATCCATCAGCTTCTGAGCCGTTGTAGCCATGAACGGCAATATCAAATGATAATGACGTAGCGCATTATGATATTTACTTACTGGCTGATTTTTTATTGCATGATCAGGGCCACCAGTTCCTATTGATCCAGTGCCATCACCATCTACGCCACCAAAATTTTCATCGACATCTGCTGGCCTAAGAGGGTCTCTGTCTGGATTGGTTGATTTTCCAACACCAGTTGTGCCACTCGCACTCCACATATCGGCATTATCAAGAAGACCAACAATAGTTCCATTAATAGTAACGCTTGCTAATCCAGTGTTTGTGTCTTCTGATATACTAAAATCAACAGACTCTAAAGCTCTAATGTTTTTGGGAGCAAGAACCCAAGTTTCTGTTACGCTAAAGTTACCACCTCTAACATCAGCCTGTTGAGTTCTTGTATAATTATATGCTTTATATTGATCTATCTCTTCGTCATTAGTATTAGTAGGTACTGGTAGATTAAGACCAAACAAATGGATATCATCTGGATCTTTGGGTTGTTCGCTGACTCTACTATCACCAGTTGGTGGTTGGTTCTTACCAGAAGAATCTTCGTCAGTTTCGTATTCAGTTCCACCCTTACGCAAAGCGCTTGAGTTATCTGTACCAAAAAGATAGTTACAACCATAAGTAATTTTGTTATAAATAAACCCTCTTGCTTGTTGCCAAGCTCGTCCATTATGAGCATACTTTTGATCGAATCTATTTCCAGTAGCATCACCAAAACCCTTTAGACCATCTGCTTTAGTGGTTTCTCTATTCCATTTACTTTTACCTGTAGCGCTTATTGTTCTAGTGAGAGTAAAGGTTTTTCTTTGAGCCATTAACTCACCAGCAGTGCTACCCGTACCTCTTCCATACATTAATTTGCGATCATACACCATTGAAGATGCATCACCCTCTGCTATATCATAAGACTCACTAGCGGATGAAATCAACCACCCTCTATATCCTTGATTATCATCTTGACTTCCGGCTTCCCAATCATCACGATCAAGCAGCTGACCATCTGGGCCAAGTAAATAGTCAGCGGTTAGGTTAATAGTATAGTCAATGATATTTGGATTTCCGGGTGCATGTCCGGGTAAGTCAAGACTCTCAAATTTAACAAATGCAATAAAACCACCTTCTCCATCTTCAGATGGTGGAATAACCTCAAGTCTTAATCCTTCATTTTCTTTAGAGAATAAGTTTGATAGTAATTTTTGTTTAAATTGTAATGCTTTGTACCACTTATTTTCACCTATTACGGTAGTTCCTTTAGGATTCCCGTCTTCATCTAGGGTGGCATCATACGTTCCATGAAGGGGATACTTCTCAGTGGTTCCATTTCTAACAGGATTTGTTGCCCCACTCCACCAACCACTATCTGTTTGGACTTTTGCGTGATCCGTACCTTCATGAAATGGAGAACCTCTTGTAGCAAGAAGTTTGCCGGTTAATGTTATTGAGTAGCTAGAACCTACAATTTCACCATCACCTTGTTTTTGATAACTTTTACTTAAGTTAACAAATGGTGCTGGTTCTAGATATCTATATTTTTCATCTCTGTCTATAAATCTAATAGGCATTATAAATACCCTCTTGTAGTAAGTGTTGTTGTGTTCGTTCCAGAACCTAAAGTGTTTGGAATTACAAAATTTGTTGATGTTGTGCTTGTTGAACCCAAGAATCCATGACCTTGAATATATAGTGGTATATGGCCAGTGCCAACTATTGTAGGTATTGCATTTATACTTGAGGTTCCAAAATAAGTTTTTTGCTTTACAAATAAATTCATTATACCACTTCCATTATAAAGGTCTGGGCCTACGGTATAAAGTGGTATAGTTTTTATTCCAGACTCATTAACCTGAACATATAAAGGTATGTCTGATGCAGGCTGTCTACCCTCAACAAACAAAAGTCTTTTATCAAAGAATGGCCCAGACATAGTTTTTGGCATAACCAAATTCATTTCACCAGAAGGAGATCCGCGACCCGTACTAGCAAACAAGTACAAATCCATCAGCTTTTGGTCTCTTGGGTACGCTAATTCCGTACCAGCTATTTCCAGAGGGAGTGTTGGAGAAAAGGCTGAAGCTGGATCATTTGTTTTAAGGAAAAGGGTTATTCTTCTGTCAAATAAACCACCTTTGGTGAACAGGTTCATATCATAGTTGCTAGATACAGAACCTCTTCCAGACATTATAGCTACAGCACTGTTACCCATGTCTGTTTCTAAATCATGGTTCAGAACCAAGTTTAGGGCTTGATCAGCGGTGCCGACATCGACGAACATATTCATCGTGGTGCTTGAAGGTATTGGTGAAGCACCAAGCGAATACAAGGTTAGGCTTCTATCGCCCGTTGTAAGAGAGATAAGATTTCCGTCGATGTCTAAAGCACCGTGACCCTTAACAACGCCCTTTTCCGTCAAACCTTGAATTGTGTTAAACGAAGCTAGAGTGTCATAACTAGTGAAGCTTAACTTACTAGAAAATACCTTGAAGTGAGCATCATAAGGTAAAGTAGTCTTAGGGTATTTAACAATAAGCTCTATTTGATGATCATCAAAATCCTGTCTAAAGTCTCTAGAACCACCTCTATAGTGCTGCGAGTGTTTTAATGGGTGTGTAAATTGTATGAATCTTTTTGAGCCGGAAGGAACTGACACGCCTGAAGCATGCCACATTAGGTTTCTATCGTCTGCGTGTTTATCTTTGTGTATTAACCTTGCAGACAAATCAGCGCCACTTGGATGGTTAGTAAGGTGTTCAACCCAAACATCAACAGACAAGTCTTGCAGTGAATAAAATCTGGTTGGAATTTCTGTTAAGTCAAAGGTTAAAACTGATGATATTGCGAAGTTTTCTTGCCCCCACAACTCCTTTTCGTAAGCACCGCCTCTTGCTCCGGTTGGATTAAGATCACCTACTACACCAGAATCAACAACAAATTCAATAAAGGTATCATTAAGAGCGTCTATACCAAGATCGCCAAAGTCCGATCCAGAAAAGCCACTATCGCCTGTTGGGGTGACCTTCGCATTAAATATAAGATCGGTGATGTTAAATGTGTTATTACGAAACTTTTTAATATCTTCTGATTTAAAACTTTGGGAGCTAACCCCTGCTTCGTCAACCCAGCCCGTGAAACCTCTTTCGGCTAGACCAAACTCTCTTTTTCCTAATACAACATTGCTATTTGAGCCTCTCTTTTTATCTCTAATAAACGCATGAGACTCACCTTCTTTTTGGCCGTTAACATATATTTTTAACTTTGAATCTCCAGATGCATAAACTCCAATTACGTGCGCTGGATGGTCGTAATCTTCAAAACCTTTGTTAGATTTAGCGTAAACAGCGTTATTTACGCCAGACACTACGTGGTCAGACCTAATGTAATATTTACCATCATAATCACAACCAAGAATGAACTGAGCTGGGTCTTCTCTATGTTGAGCTATTATTACTGTTCCTGTAATATCACCACTAGGAACAACTTTAGCGTAAACTGAATAGCCTGTACTTTGAGTTAAATCGACTCCGCTACCAGCACTGACGAAAGATCTCTTAGATAAGAATAACGCTCTTTGTTGTGGAGCCTGTTGGCCTAGACTTTCAGTTAGAGTACCGGCCTTAGCCCACTCTGCGTAACCCACATTATTACCAACACCACCCGCGCTTGAGGAAGTGCTTCCTCCTACACAATCAATGGACACCATCTCCATCATCATGGTTCCAGCGTAGGTTGGGTTTGTACCTTCACAACCACACCCCGGTTTACCACCGTCTGCACACATATCAGCATACAGATCCCACTCAGCTCCGTCCCACATCCAGACACAGCCACCCTCACCTACGCCATCGGCACAAGTGCCACCTTCGGATTCGTCTCCTCCTCCTGTTGATTTTTGGGTTACGGTAACTTGTGGAACGCCAGCATATAGACCACTTCCCTCTAAAGGGAAAAATGCTTGATCGAATTTATTAAGAAAGGTCTTATTATACCCGCCACGCCAATAGCCATATTCCCTATTGGTTCCGCTAGGTATTACATCTCTGGATGCGTTAAGTTCTACAGCACCCAGCATTACAAGACCGATGGAGTTAGTTTCTCCCGATTTATGTAAAGAGCCTTTAATGTGAGCTACAGATGCAAGGGTAGCAACACCGTTTCTACCAAAGTAAGCTTTTGTTGCTAATGTAGCTTTTGCTTCATAAGTTGCCATGTCCTAACCTTATTACATGCTCCCAGATTCATTATTACTACTACCGGGAATGCCGTTTGTTCCACCTTCATTAACCCAGTCTGGCCTTGTTTTTACGTTATTGTTTTTTAATCCTTGGGTAATAAAGTTATTAATACCCTTACTTACTTGCTGCGAAGCATACTTTCCTAGAGAATCTTGCGCACCCTTTAGGAATTCTGCACCATTCATATTAACGTTTACATCTATAGTACCACCAACTTCGACAGAAAGCGCATTACCCATAACTCCACCAAGCTCTTCTGTTGCTTTTGAGAATCTTGAAATACTATCATTTAGACCTTCAGTATCTGCCGACCAATCCACAGTACCCTCGCCCGAAGAATCAGGACGGAGTTCTTGTGGGTTGATAGCAGCAGCAGCAGCCGCTATCATCTGCGCCGCATCACCACCTCCAGAAAAACCGCCCATGAACGGGCCACCACCACTTATAGTCTGCGCCATGTCTTCGTTCAGAGCTGTAGTACCCCCAACATATACACCCATTTTGTCGATAGCCGCCTTTATCTTTTCATCCATTTTAGTGATGGGAGCAGTTTCAACTTTTTGGCCATGAACCTGTTTGGCTATGTCTGAGAGAGATTTCTTCATTGTCTCGCCTGTCTTTTCGGCGGCTCCCTTAACTTTTTTACCCTGAAGTGTGTCTAATATAGCCTTTAATAAACTTTCTGCTGTATGATCATGCGTATCAAGACTATTACCATTTGTTGCTTCTGTTGCTAATGTATCTAACGAAGCTTTAGCGGCTGCTTGATCTGCTTGGGAAGCCGCAAGAGTATTTGCTATATCATTTTCCCCACCACCAACTTTTACACCCTGTAAGGACTTGGCTACGGTGGTGCTTGTCGCTCCCCCACCCGACATGACCTTGAATCCTAAACCTCCAGCAGATTTGGCTTTTCTAGTACCCATTTCTTGAGCAGTTATGGCTTCTGACTCTATCTTAGACAAAATTCTTCCATAAAGCTCTGTGGCTGTGACAGTTGAATCAAATTCATCTGCTTTGATTTCCTTTTCATCCATTAGTTCTTTTTTGGCAGCTGCTTTTATCTTTTCAAATCCTTCACCATCAGCGGTCATTTTGCCAGTTTTTTCGTCATATTTACCGCCAAGACCTAATGCTTCGTAGTTCTTCTTCATGTTCGCTTCGATGTCAGCCATCGACTGTCTATAGTCGTCAACCCCACCGGCTTCTCCACCACTTTGATCAAGCGTTGCTTCAAAATCAAGCGTGCTGACATTTCTTAGGTTTTGGAAAGTGCTAAGCTCATCACCAAGAAGTTTCTTCGCAATCAAGCTTTGTTTGATATTAGCATCGCCAGTATCTAAGGCATCACCACTACTCATGCCTTTGGTTCTTTTGACATCTCCTCCCAAAAGCGTTTTCATTTTAGAAGCCTGAACTACCTTCGCTCTGTCCTCTCTCAATTTTCCACTGGTAATTACATCTAATCGTGCTTGACCTTTTCCACCACTCTTACTACCAAAGAACTGATCGTAAGCTTCTTGACCCTTTTTACCAGTCTGTGCTTCAGCAATCTTGACAAGCTTTTCCATTTGGCCTGTTTGTTTATCAACTGCCACATCTGCTGCTGCTAACTCTGCTTTTACGCGCCTACTGTCTGCTGCAATAAACAAAGACTTAAGCTCTTTGATAAAAGTTTTATGAAGATCTTCAATGGTCTTTGACATTTCTTCAATTCGACTTTTTTCTTCAGCAGCTAATGCTTTTTGAGCATCTATTCCTTGTTTTTCGACATCTTTAATTTCACTGTCAATTCTTTCTTGTTCAGCACTTGCTGTAGTAATTCCTGCACCACCAAAACCTTTAGCTTCAAGGTCTTTATTGACTATGTCCCCTTCTCCCATATTTTCAAGTATTCCAATTACTTGTTTTTGTAATTCGGGAGCAACGGCATCCAAGCCTTCTGTTTGAGCTATGGCAACAGCATTGATAAGTCTATTAGCTGAATCTTTTTCTTCTGCTGTTCCGTACTGAGACTGTATGGCAAGGTCTTTGAGCGTTCCTGTTCTCTTGCTGGCATCTGCGGCTTCTTTATTAAGAGCGGTCAGTCTTTGTTGTGAGTTAGCGTATTCATTCAGTACGCCCTGAAGAGTTCCGTAGTCGCTCTTAAGATCTGAGTTTTTTTGTATAAGTTCTTTTTGGGAGTCTGATAGGCTTTTTCCCTTATCTGCTAAATCGCTAAATGATAAGCCTAATGATGCCATCTCTGCGTTGCTTTCAGCCAATGCTGCACTAGTTTCACTAAAAGCTGCGCCTACGGCTCCTACATCACCTACGCCACCCCCTGCTGAGAGAGTCGTTTTTGCAACACCCGTCTTCAATCCACCAATTCCACCAACACCGGCGGTCATTCTACCGACCTTTGAACCGAATTGAGCTTGCACTTCTGCATTAGTTGCTGGGTCTTTACCAAGCCTTGCTCTTGATCTTTCTTCCATTGCAAACTCTTGATCTGCAATAGAATTCATCTTGCTTATATAGCTTTGTTCCATAGCTACTTTTTGAGCATAAGCAGCCTGCAATTGCTGGAGATGTTTATCTGTCATCTCTCCTGCTGATTTAAATACTTCTATGTATTCATCTGCGGCTCCTGAAAGTTTTTCAGCCAAAGCAGCTGGATCTTTCATCGCCTCTTTAAGATCAGCTTCATCCATTTCTTTCATGAGTTGATCTTGAATACGTTTTCCTAAACCAGTAGTAGTATCAAATTTACCCCCTTCTCCTGTTGCGGCGTTTGTTAGCTGATCAATTATTGCTTTAGCAGCACCACCTTCTTCCTCAATACCACCTGACTCTGAGGCTAAAGTAATGGCTTGTACTAAATTTCTATTTAAGAAACCTGCTTCTTTTGCTCTGCCAGCAACCCTTCCCAGACCCTGAGTTTTACCACCGGCTTCTCCAGCTATATTACTTAAACCATCTATTGTGCTTTCAAATCTTTCTATAGACCTTTTATCCCCTTGTTCTGGTCTCATTCTGTCAGTGATTGATGCTATAGCACCACCAGACAGTGGATCTGAAATTCCCTGTATAATTTCACCAAAATGTTTAACTCTATAGCTAACTTCATTAAATATGCCTGAAAGATTTCTTAGGTCAGCAAGCGTTCTTGTTAACTTTCTTTGTGCCTCGGCTGCTGCTTTTATGGCAGCTTCTGATTTAAGTCGAGCAGCAAGTTCTCTTTCTAGAGCTGCTATTTGGTCTTTCCTAGTAGATCCATCTTCATTCATTAAATCAACAGTGTCTTTAATTCTTGCCCTAAAATCTTCTACACTAGTAGCGTTATTTTTAGCATGATCAAGAATAGCGTTTCCAGCTTCTCTTATTTTGTTATTAGCTTCGTCCGTCTTTACGCTACCTACTGAGTCGCCAAAATCTTTTATGGCAGACTTCATGTTTTTCATTTCAGTGAAGACTTCCATCGTAGATGATGTGCCTTCTTCCAGCCCTTTCATTGAGCCTTCTAAACTCTTAAGCGCTTTTCCAAACTTAGCCTTTTCAATTTCTTTAGCAGCGTTCATCCAACCCTTAACAGCACCCCATAAAGCACCAACCGCAGCACCAGCCGCAGCACCAAAGGGGCCAAGTATCATACCAATAGCCGCACCAGTAGCGGCTCCTTTCAATGCACTACCACCAGCAGCCTTTGCTTTGAGGCCAGTTTCGTCCTCTGCTTCAAATTCTCCACTTTGAATTGTCTTAAGGGCGTCTTGTTCAATTGCATTTCCTAGTTTACCTATAGCCACTTCTGCTATAATAGCAACGGGGTTTAACGCTTTTAATCCCATAGCAGCAAACTTAGCACCCTTTGCTGCCTTGGTTAATTGTGGAGCCATTGCTTTAACTGTTTTAGTAGCCTTGGCAGAATTCGACATGTTTGTAGCAGAGCTTTTTGCGAATTTTTTGGCAGCATCACTTGCTGCTTGGCCTTGCGCCTTTAAAGCTTTTCCTGCTTTTTCAGCTTCGTCTGCCATCTTACCAAGCTTGTGATATTCTGCCCTTCCTGCCTTACCCATTGGGGTTGTACGTTTTGTGACTAACGCTTGCTGCTGCGCTCTGAGTGATTTAGCTTTGCCAAATTCTTGTCCAGCTCTTTGGCCTAGGTTGCTTGCAGTCCCCTTGAAAGCTTCTGCTCTTTTTGCTTGTTCTAATGCTTTTGCTTTAAATTTTGCGGGTTGAGCTTTTATGCGATCAACCTGTGCCAACTTAGCTTCTTGCTTATTAACAGATTTGTACATGAACCCTTTTTCTCGGAAGTCCTGCACATTTTTTAAACCCTTCTGCATCAAGCCGCCACCACCTTGAATGCCTTTACCAACTTTTCCAAGGATTCCACCTTTTTGGGAAAGCTTACCTCCAAAGCTATCAAGGATGCCACCAACTTTACTATTCTTGTCTCCAAGCATGTCGGCAAAGCCACTAAGCTGATCCATAAATCCACTTGATTGAGCTTGATCCATCATGGAGTTAAAACCAGATAAAATCCCGCCTGATGTTGCGAGGGTTTCAGTCCAGAAATCTAAAGCTTTTCCACCCATACCAAGCTGTTCAGCAACAGCGCCTATACCAGTTACCATACCAGCAGTTTTTGCGTAGCCGATAGTAGCGGCTTCGCCCATTTGGTATAAGCCTCCCGCTCCGCTAACAGCGCTTTCTCTTAATTGATCAAGAGCTATACCAGCTCCAGTCACCTGACTAATTGGAACGTTTGAATTTCCACCACCACCACTAACAACACCACCGTTTGCATAACGGTTCATGCTTCGGAGTTTGCCATAACCCATGCTTTGTGCTGATTTTTTATTAACAACAAATTCACCGGGAGTAAGGAGGGAGGGAACTAAGCCGCCTTTGGCCATTTTTTTAGCAAGGGGTTTTCCATCTGCGCTGTAGGTATTTAGTAGTTTCTCTACAAGGCCGGGAGCATTGAAAAGTGGTCTGCGACCCGTGCTATCGTATCCATATTGTTTTTTATTTCCCTGATCATCTACTTTGCTTGGATCAAAGAACATATTATTAAAGGCTGCTCCACCTCTTCCTCGCATATGGCTCTTAGCTATGCTTGTAGCCAAATCACCGGGATGAGGCATGTCTCCGTATTTTTTTGCCCAAGCATCTCTTGCTGCTTTACCTTTAGCGCCAGTTCCGGGTTTTTCAACAGCATCTGCACCCATTAATCTTGTGGTTGTTGTGTAGGGCTGTCCTGTGGGTGTAATACTAGCATGGTAACTATCGCCATCGTGGGTTCCTGCATAACCCACCGAGTGCATTGTAGCGCCACCTCTACCATATTTATTAATACCACTTAGTTTTGGGCCAAAAGCCTGTGCTGCTGATTTGCGTATTACAAATTCTCCCGGTTCTAGCAAAGCCGGAACAGTATCCCCATTACCTGTACCGGGAACCCAGCCACCACGACTAAATCTTTTGGGAACTCTACCACCACGATTACCTTTGTAGACATCGCTGGTATCACCCATTGCACTACCAAGGGCATTATTTAACCCACCTACTCCACCACCGAACAATTTTCCACCAGCCCAAGCAGCGGCTCTAGCGGCAACAAAGGCTCCAAGAATAGGAAGAACAGGAGCAAGGGCTTTGCCTATTTTAGTAATGGCATTTGCAAGACCAATAGCCATCTTAGCTAAAGCTTGGAAAGCGCTTGATTGCGTTATTTCTCTAAATAGTTCTTTTACATTTTCAGTCAGCTTCTGAAGCTGGACGGCGAGAGATTGTTGAGCGGTAGCAGCATCTTGAGCTAAACTATCCGACCCTTCCATTTGAGCTTTATAGGCAGCTTGAGCAGTATTGAATTGTTGAATTAATGGAATAACTTTAGACACTTGCCTAAAACCACCAAGCTGTTCAACTATTTGAGAATATCTAAGATCTCTAGGATCTAGATTTTGCAAAGCGTTGTTTAATCTATTAACCGCCTCATAAGGCCCAACAAACTTTCCATTTAAGTCTGTTAATTCAATTCCAAATTGACGTAAGAATTTGATCGTTGTGGGTCTTTGCAATCTAGTAAAGATTGTTCTAAAACCCGTAGCAATAGTTTCTGCGGTTTCACGAGTAGTAGCACGCACAGAAGTAAACAGCGCAATAAGTTCTTCTACTTGACCACCGGCAGATTTGAATGCACCACCGGCACGTTTAATAGCAACACCAATATCAGAAGATTCAACAGCAAAGTTAGCAGCAACCGTATTGATCTTACCCAATAAGCCTTCAAGTCTACTAGCTTCTAAACCAAACTGTCTCATGGCAGCGACAGCGGTTTCAGCAGTATCTGTGATATTGTCAAAGGTAGGGGCGAGTTCTGTCTTGGCAAGAGCAGCCATAGCAAGCTCTGTGTCTCTAACAGACAAACCCGTTTGTTTAAGAATTAAACCAACTTTGACAAGACTTGAGGAGGAGACACCAAGAGTGGTAGACAACCTTGTTATGGTGGCTTCAAGACCTTTAAGTTGTTGCATCGTTCGACCAGAAACTTGAGCAATTCTGATCATAGCTCTTTCAAAATCAATAGCATCCTTGATGCCCTGCTCAACAGTGTTTGTAAAAGCAGAGAATACTCTTCTAGCTAAGTCATATCTAAGAACGTTCTTTAAAGCAGAGCCAAAAGCTTTACCCATTACGTCAGCGCCTTTAGCCGCTTTCTTAGATTCCGTTTCTATTTTTTTTGTAGCAACCGCAACTTTATTTAAGTCTTTTACTGCTTGTGCAGACTTAGCTACATTGACATTTACAGTAGCTCCAGACAACTGCTTTTGTATTTGACTAAATACTTGCTTTACGTTTTTAGGAGCTTGTAAATTTAGCTGAGCTGTTAAGGAAAATTTTTCTGCCATTAGGGACACCTAAAAAAAATGGGCATACCGATAGACAGATCTAACGATACACCCACTTTCCATGTTCTATTCGGTTGTTGCTTTTGATTGAGCTTTTTTAGTTGTCCTTTTTCGAGGCGTTCTTTTTGGCTTAGCTTCTTCAGCCACCACCTCTTCTTCCGGTTGTTCCTCTTCTTCGCCCGGAATTGCTACTGGTTTTCCTTTGTCGTCTAAGAATGGAGAGAACTCTTCTTCGTAATCCCCTTTTTCTGTTACACGATTTCCATCTTTATCAACAAAGAATTTTTCACCTTCTTTGTCATAATTAATAAATCTTCCATTTTCATCAATCAGTCTTTGAACACCATTATCATCAATATCAATTAAATGGCCGTCATCGTTAATAAGTCGTAAAGCCTGATCTGTAAATTTGTATGCTTGTAAAAACTTATTTTCTGGTAAGTTCTTTTCGTAGTCTGGGTCAAGGCCGTAAAGCTTTTCTGCTAGTTCTCCAGCAGCTTCAATAACATAAGGAAGAGCAGCACTGTTGTCATAATCTTCTTTTGTCTTGAATAACTTTTTTCCTTCATTGTTTTTTAAACAAAGGTAAAGTAAATGAGAAAACCTTTCATTATCTGCCTGACCTTCTGCTGTGTTGCCATCCATAGAATTTCTTTCGGCAATTAGGCTTCTGAATTCAGACCTGTTTATTCTCATTTCAATTGCTAAACTTCTAGCTTCCGAAAGGGAGATACCACCTTTGCTTAGTTTCTTTTCCCCTTCGTTTATTTTTTCTAGAATCGCGTTGTATTGTTGCTCTTTTTCTTGATCCCAAATACCTTGCTCTTCCATTACCTTATTAAGTTTCTGTCGCAGTATAGCTCCAGACTGTAAGGCGTCTCTAAAAGCCCTATTGTAGGCTAATTGAGCTTCTTTGTTTGTTTCTGAATTAGGTAGTTGTAAATAAACAACCTTATCATTACCGTCTAAATCTTTTCCTTTTATTTCAATTCTCTTTGGAACTGCCATCTTCTTCTCCTTGTTTGTTAATGCTCTTAACAGGTAATGTAATTTGATACCTTAGCCAATTGATATCATAATTAGCAAATTCCGCTTCTAGATTTCTAGATTGGTTATTGCCCCTGTCAAGTATTTCCGACCTAACTTCTTCATATAATTGTTTGAGGTGTTCTTGTTCTGGTGTTAAAGGTTCAGAACTTTCATAACCCCACAAAAAACCAAGATGTTTTTCTATAGTGCTTAAAGCACCAATCATGGTAGTTTGTACTTTCTTTTTGGATATCTTAAGCAACCTGTCTTTTGATATCTCTTTAAATTTTGTATTTTTTTCGGATTTGTAATTTTCCGATTTTCTAACTAATTCTGCATATGATTCTTCCATCATAAACTCCTATTTTGACATCCCTGCATTGTTTGCTTCTATCATTGCCTGTTGCTTTCTATCCGTAAATTTGTGATACTCTAATCCTCTACCACTATGTGCTGCTTTGCTATTTAATTTAGCCATTCTTGCTTTTTTAACGCCTTTGCTGTGCGGGTCATTCAAAGAAGATATTTCATCAATTTCTTCTCTAGATTGAGCCATTAGCATAACTTCATCAGCGTTTCCGTGCTTTTCGCTTATTGCTCGTTGACCCTGTTCTTTTTCTCTTTCTCTTCTTTGTTTGGCTAACCAGCCGTCTAAAGCATCGTCGTCTTCTATTACTTCGCTTTTTGGGGGTTCACTAGCTTCATTGACAGTGTCATAAAGTTTAGACCATCCCACTAAATTTTCTTGCCCTTCGGTAAGTTCTGAAACACTGCGTTCAAATATTTTTCCAACATCTTTACACATGCTCCAAATGTTTCTCCAAGGGCTACTCCTTGCCAATTCCCTTAAATCGTCTGCTTCAAAATTTTGTTGATCATGATGCTTAGATAAAACTGAACCTACGCTTAAAGATTCAAAATCATAAACAGTTCCATCTTCATGGGTTGTTGTATTTTCTATTGTCCAATTCCACCTAGCGTAAGTTGCAATTCCTTCACAGTCTAGGTGATCAGATTCGTGTTTAATTTTGTGTAAATCAAATTGTTCTTTTTCTAGCGTTCTTATTTTTTTCCTAATTTTTTCTCTTGCGCTTGGTCTCAAAAAGTTTTCAAAAAGTTCTATTTTTGTATTTTCAATTAACTTTGTGTTCTTATCTAATAGCTGCTGATATTCTTCGCTCCAAATTCCTTCTTGTATCATCAGGTCTAACCTCTCTTTTCTAGTTAGTACACCAGAAAGAAGAGCTTCTTCATAAACCCTTTTATAAAGTCTTTGGGCAAAAAAGTTTTGCTTTACAGTTAATGGATTTACATAAATGTATTTACCATCACCAATTTCTATTACCGAGCTTCCAAGAAGCACCTTTGATAATAAAAGTTCTCTCTCATAAAGTTCCATGCATAGTCCTATGTATAAAGTCAGTTCACACTTGCCTATCCTAAATATTTGGCTATCGCATTGAACTGACAAAAGGGGCTGGTTTTCCAGCCCCTTAAAAGTCAGCTAATCATCTCTTAGTCATGCAGAGTGCTACCACCATAGGTGTAGTTCAATCTATTAAAGTTACGATATGAGTAACTCATAGTAGCATTAGCACCACCAGTATCACCACCACCGTATGTAACCGAGGTTACCTTGTTCTTAGATCCAAGATCAAACGTATGAAGCGCAGATGCGCCACCCGCAGAGTCAATGTCCTCTACCGGAGTTGATGTAACAACAGCTACAATGCTTTCTTCGGAAAGGTTATCTTTGTTTGGATCAGCATCAATATCTTGACTAATAGCATCTGTGATAGTAACTTCGATATCACATGTAACTTCGACTGGGAAGGTAACATATCTATGATAAGGCAATCTCTTACCAAGTACGTTAATCTTTTCACGACCAAAGTCTGTACTGATAGATATACTATTAACAGCTAGTTCAGCACCAGCCTCCGGATTAATCGAAGAAGGAACCGATGACAAGTAAACATTTTGTCTTCTAGAAATAGAGCCTGTGTGAAGATCGTCTTGTGTTGGCGATCCTGTCATTGCATTTGCATCTAGACCGATACTATACCATTTCTTATGATTACCAACTAAGGTAATAGATTCGGTAAAGTTACCATCGGTAGCCATACTAAAGGATGCACTAGAAGCGTACATTCCAGAACACCAGATCCAACATTGTCGTGGACTTTCTCCGTCTCCAGCTGCCGAAGAGTTTAATGAGTCACCAACGTTATCTTTATTATCATCATGGACTTCAAAAATAACATCGCATCTATTGTTCTGATTTTCAGAAATTTTAATCACACTACCGTGTGCAGTTCTGGCAGGTGAACCGTCAGTTGTCTGCCCCATAACACGCTGGTATAAAGCTTGATGTTCATCAAGAACACGCTCAATGGTGATTTCAACATCAGGAACTTCTTCAACGTCTTGGTAGATTTCCAACTGACCAAGTTCAAAAACTTGTTCAAGATTGAAAGTCGTACTAATGCCTACGCTTTGTACGCCCGGTACAAACGTGGGACTTTTGCTAATTGGGGATGTCGGCAAGGTAGCGTTATCTGCTGTAATACCAATCGCCGTGCAAGCCCAAAAAATTCTTTTATTGGCCATTTTTATATCTCTCCTCGATGGAAAAAGGTTGTCTTTCTAACATATTATACACCAATTACAGTAATTACTTACTTAATTACCTCGGTGTTCATTCTTACGACTCCGTGGTGTAAATTAGGCGAAATTGCCTCCGATAGTGAAATTCTAGCATTATTTAATGTCATTGCTCCACCATACACTTTGTCGTACCTAAATCCTCCATCCCCGCTTGCATCTATAAATTTCGGGTATTGGTAAGCTCCTTCATTAGTCATACCTCTGTAATCTAGAGGAAAAGCATTATTCCTTCCTATCATATCGCTATCAAATATTGATACATTTTTTTCCTCTTGATACGTAATTACATCCATCAATTTATCCCGCGTATAATCATCTTCAGCTAATACATGAAATAAAACATCTGTATTAATGTAGTGATTTAACGCACCTAGAGCGTAGGGTTCCATTCTTCGATTTTTTACAACCTCAATAGCTACAGTAGGTAACTGCAACCTAGTTTCTGCTAATTGTGACCAGTCTCCAGATCCGACAAGTGTAAAATCACCATCCGCGCGTTGTGATCTATATTGTACTTCTCTAAAGAAATCATCATTAGCCTTTGTTACTTTTACCCATTTATAACTATGCTCAACCGTAACCGTACTTGAAGTACTGATCGCGCTATCAAAAACAACCCTTCCATTAGGGTAATCAATATAGTGTTTGTAAGTGCCTACACCAGAAGTAGGCTGAAATGTTCCATTAACAAATACCCCAGAAACTCCGGGTTTATTTTTTTGATTTGGATATGTTGCACTTGGAACGTGTGTTTTGAGTGTATTAGGTTGGTTTTCTGTACCTAGACCGCTTTGCCATACCCAATTAGATCTAAAGCCTTCCCAGATTTGACCCGAAGTAAATCTAGGATCATCTACCAATCTTAGTTTATGTTTATCTCCACCAAACAAACCAGAGGTAGGAATATCAACATTAAAAAACCCTCCAGAGTCCATGAAACCCCAGTCGAGCCATTCAATTAAATTATCTTGTATTAATCCTGACGTTGTACTGTCAGCAATATTTTCTACTTTATTTAGATACTTTGACATTTTAATCCCAGTTCTTTTTTATTGCGTCTTGAATAACTTTGGATATTTCTTTAACAGTCGTCTGTGACTGTAAAGCTCTGGTGATAAAATTATCTTGTGCTGTTCCTGCATACGATGGACTTATTCTCCAAGACCCACCTTTTTGCATTTTACCCTCACCACTTCTACCTTTTCCAACTTGCGGCTTAAAGGTAAAATTTGAAACTATAACCGAATCACCTTTAAGTAATAACCAATTAAGCCAATCAATTTGTACATTAGCGGAAACAATCTGCCCCCAAAGCGTTGCCCTTTTTCTGTAGGAATATGAACCATCTGACAAAGATAAAACATTTAAAAAAGACATTGGTTGAAAATGAACCTCAAGACCACCAGTTCCCTTTTTGGTTTTAGAGCTTGTGTTGGTAAATGAAATGGCTTGACCAATAGCCTCTGAGATATTATCAACGGCATTTTTTGCAGCAGATGAAGACAACCCAAGTTCACCCCTTAGTGGGCCACTTAGTAAAGCCTGCATTTCGTCACACTGGCTTATGGCTGACTCAATAATAGGTCTAGCTTTTGATTGAATAATCTTTATTGATTTATTAACAGCTTTGTCCATCTGTTTTTCTATGGCTCTCATGATATATTTTTCAAAATCAGAGGCAGTGCCAAGAAGATCTATTGATAAATTTCCCTTAACCATTAAACCCTCTCCCAAAATATAACAATATATTGAGTAGGGTTTTGTTTAAAGCCTTGGTTGTAAGGTTCAGATGCCCTTTTGTACCTACCTTGGTTATGCGATCCAACATCAACTAAAAGCTCTTTAGCTTTTGTTAGCTTAGCGTAGTCGTCCATATACCCAACAGTTTGTATAACGTTATTTGGTATATCAGCGTTAAAGCCAACATCAATAAAATCTCTTCTGTTGTAATATATTCTTAATTCTACCGATTCTGTAGTTTCTACATCCTTATATCCTTCACCACCACATAACGGACAGTTAACACCTCTATTAAAAGGAGCAGGGCCACCAGACTTATATGTATTAGTAGACCTTCCTCCAAACGTGTTAGTAACACAGTTTTCACACGTTTGTCGTCTTTCTGGATAAACTAAAGTGCATGTACGATTAAACAGAAGAATTGCTTCGTTTAATTTTGTAAACGCACTTGGGGGTAAATTAAGAGCCATTTTTTAAACCTTAACCAACTGCATCACCGGAATAGTAACGAGGATCATCAAATCTGTTTGTGTACTTAGTTTCTAAGCCAGAAACAATTCTTGCATCGTTTACACCAGACTCTGATGTTCCACCACTGAAATCTGTCTTTGTGCAATTGCTAAGACCTTCAGTAATGGTTGTGTTGCCTTTAGCTCCGGGTTGCATTTGCGTCAAAGTTAAAACACCAGCTTCGTCATCAGCAACAGCGATTGATCCATTGTGACCGGCAGCATTCTCGATACAAGATTTTAAAGCTGTGGCAGCAGCATTCTTGTCAGTATTAATAAACTGAAGACTTCCCGCCGTTGTTCCTGATTTTGCTGTATAGGTTTTAGAAACACCATCAGCATCAATGATTACAATTGTTTCGTCAACGCTTGCAGCACCAGTAAAAGTAATCGTTGCGGTAGCATGTTCTCCACCAGCTCGTATTCTATACTGAGTTCCAATCGCATTGGTATTAGCACCTCTTGGTGCGCCAACTACAACACTGCCATTTCTTGAGGCGGCATCTGCGGTTGGTCTTACATTTGTAGCTACATCAGCCATTTTTTATCTCCTTGTTAGGATTCTAATTCAGTGATTCTTGCTTTAGCCGCATCAAGTTCTGTCTTAAGCTCTTTGATTGCGGAAACTAAGTAAACGTTAATAATATGTGCATCTAGAGTTTTTATGTTTTCAACCAACACTTCGTCGGTATCATGATTGTGTACGTCAATATTAGTTGTCGTAACAGCTTCAGGAAGATGCGTCTCAACTTCTTGCGCTATAAAGTTGTAGTAATAAGTGTCGTCATCTATGTTTCCAGAGTGATCACAATTGCAATAATCATGTGTATACTTAAACTTAACTGGTCTCAGCGCATCAATCTTGTCTAAAGCTCCAGTAATATCACTTATGTCTTCCTTAACACGAGAGTCAGAAACAACAGTCCAAACAGAACTAACTGGTTTACCAGCCGAGTTGCTACTTAACTGAAGTTCGTGTGTTGGGGATGCAACATTGATTCCGACCTTACCATCATCGGCAACTCTGATACCTTCGTCACCGCCATCGTTACTTACCCACTTATCATTGAGGGCAATGTTTCCGTACATAGTTGTTTTGTCGGATCTGATAGAGAATTCAGAAATATTATTTGTATCACTATCAAATCGACTAATAGCAAGCTTTGCTCCAGTATCAGCGGCACTAGTTCCTGCTTGGATATAGGCTGTGTCTGTTGTACTTCTAGAACCAAACAGACGGATCGCTGAGTAGGTGGCATTGTCTCCCACCATAATCGAAGCATTGTTTCCTTTAACGTGTAGGTAATTTGTACCGGCAGCAAAGTTATCGTAAGGTGAATCTGTGTTAACACCAACATGACCCAATCGGTCAATGGTTAAATGATTAGGAATAAAAGACCCAGAGTTATTTATCTTTAATACATCAGTTGCAGATTTGTAACCAATAGAAGACCAGTTACCAATCGTAACATCACCGCTGCCAGAAGTATTAGAACCAACCAAAATTGCAGACTGGCTACCCATTGGGTTTTCTAAAGCAACATTCACAGTTCCACTAGAGTAGACATGTGTGTTAAATAAAGGTCGCCAATCTGTTCGTCTAACTCCAGAACTTGCAAAACCAATATTGTTGTTTGTGGAATCTAGGACAACTTGATTATGTCTTGTAATTCCATTTGATCTTGTTTCTATAAATTGTTGTTTAGTTGAGCTGTTCCATCTAAATCGCGTGAAGTTAGATATATTAGTATTAGCATTACCAGAACCTATAAACAGTTCTGCATTACCATATTGAGCGCCAACCACTAAAGCTCTGTCACCACTCGCTACGGTGTGTTTTCCTAAGTCAGTTCCAACAACAAGCTGTTCTTTTGGATAGAGAGATCCAAATGACGCTTTGCCACCGCTGGTCATAACGAACATAGCTTCGTCAAAGTTTACTCTATGTTTTCTATCGTCGTCGTAACCAATAAAGAATCTAGCTGCTCCACTAGCGCTTGTATCAACGCCCATTCCAAAGGTTGCTAGTAAGCTGTCTTGCTCAAAGGCTTCATTGCCTTTGTATTTTGATATGACAATGTCTGCGGTATTCGTTGGGGCGCTTTGTACGTCATATCTTATTGCGTTTCCAGAAGCCCTAACATGCACAGGGTCTGTTGGTTTTTCAATGTTTAAGCCAAACTTACCATCATGATCAATGGTCATTCTCTTGTCAAAGACTCTAGTTCTTTCGTCAAGGTGACCAAAATACATTCTATTTCCACTACTAGCAGCAAGTAAATTTGGGCTAGTTCTGACAAGCATTGCAACGCCAGAGTCTGGATGAGATCTATCAATTCTCAAAGGTGGGTTTACACCACTTCCATATATATGAAATTGACCTTCGGGTTCTATTGATATTCTTTTCATTCTTCCTGAGCCACCTAAAGCGACCCCAGAAGAAGAAGTATAAATATCTATGCCGCCATCTCCCTTGTTAGCGGCATCAATTCCAGATTGGAAGTCTATTGAAGCTACACTATTTGTACCCCATTTAGAACTAATTCTGTTTATCGTAGTGTTAGCCGTGGTAATACCGCTGTCGCGTATAGCTAAATCAAACTTAAAAAAGTTTTGTGTTCCACTACCAACAATTGGGGTAATAGAATCAACAATATGAAGCATGCTATTTCTAAGCACTTTAGCTGTAATATTACCTTTATCATTATCAGCTAAGTCAGCTTCTAGCTTAGTTTTTAAATCTGCCTTTTTATACTCAGCCATTATTCAAACCATCCTGACCTATTTGTTAAGTGTGTTCTTGCTACGGCATCACTTCCCGGTGAGTAAGGCCCAAGTATAGCCTGTCCAACAACACCGTTGAGTTTGTATTGAGTTTTAGCTTCTTCAAATCTTCTATTGATATCATCAAATAAAATCTTTAATCCAGTAACAATACCCCTAAGATCCAAAGCTGATGGCCCATCTCTAAGAGAGATAGCATTAAGCGAATGTGTTTTAAGCTCACTACCCAATAACATCTGGGCTGTCTTCAGCGAAACCAAATTAATAAAAGAATCATCTTTGTCAGATGATGTAGTTGGATCTGGGCTTAAAGTCAAAGAATCTACGTCTATTGTGTATGTAGACTCAAAATCAATTTCTAAAGATGCTAACTGAGCAGAAACCAAAACAGACTCTTCAAGTCTATCGTCGGTAAAAGTGTAATTGCTAGAATCTAAATCGTTCACTAGGTGACGAACTATTAGAGTCATTTCATTTTGCCAAGGCATAATCGTCTCCTATAAATTTCTATGAACTTTGAATGTGCTTATATCTGTAAAGAATGTACCATCGGAAATAACAACTTTCCCCTGAAGCTTGTAAGTACCAGCTTCATCTAAGTCGTCAGATGCTATGTTGTAATACATTTTTCCATCTGTTCCATCGCTATTAAAAACAGCAGCTTTTTCCATTTTAGTTCCAGATGGTTTTTTAATGATGATCTGTTTTGTGGAAGTAGCGCTGGAAATATCAACAGCGCTAGAGCCGTCAGTTACAGTTACTAAAAACTTTGTACCAACGTCATTCATATGTATTTCATTTGCTGGCATTTTATCTCTCTCTTACAAGTGTTTTGCTAACAATTTTATCTATGTATCCAATCTTGCTTTTTGACCTGTCAATACTTGCAGTTAAGCTAAATTCTTTGTCTATGTAGTTTGTAAATGGTTTTACCTTATCTATGTACAAATCAACACTTCTAGATTTGTCTATATAAAGCGTTATTTTTACTACGTCTGGGTTATCATAGTCGGTGGAGAGTACGGGTGTTATCGCGGCTAATGCGTTAAGATTAGCAGCCCCTCCAAGTAATAATACACTATTTCCAGTCAAAGATGCTGTACTTCGGAAGGCAACAACGCCAGCGGTGAAGGTAGCGCTTGTCGCTAGATTGGCAGAGGCTAATCTTTCGACAGTACCAAAGCCGTGCATAGAGGCCCTAGCACTTAAAATCTCTTGAGTTACTGTTCCCTTACCACTTAATACAGACCCTCTATTAAAACCTTGTGTAAAACCTGTATCAAATGGCCCTACGGTAGATAAATGAGCTTGTCCAACTTTTTCAACTATTCCATTAGAAGAAACTGAAACAGATCCAACTATTCCCTTTGCTTCATTAATGTTTAGAATTGGAGTGCTAGAAATACTAGCGCTAGCAGACAACTCTTTACTAGGTGTAAATGTACCTACTATACCACCAGACAGCGTTACGGTATCAGCCAACAAACTGGCAGAAACCATATGAACCACGCCAACATTTAAGGTTGTTCCAGAAGCAGAAAGGCTGGCAGATCCATGTCTAGTAACTACGCCAGCGGCAGAAAGCGTAGCGGAAGCAGATATTGCGATAGCAGGAATGAAAATCATATCCTCGTCTGACAACATTGTGACAGAAGAAGATAACGAAGAAACAGCCCCAATATTCAAGGTTTGAGCAGAGGACTGAGTAGCAGAGGTGGAAAGCGAGCTAACGCCTAGTTTTATCGCATAACCATCAGCAGAAACAGTTCCTGCGCTACTTAGCGAAGATACTGCTTTAATTGTTAACTTTGGACTTGGCGTAACTGTACCAGAGGATGAAGCAGAGCTACTTACTAAGATTGTTAACTCAGGAGAAGCAGATAATGTTGCAGACGCTGATTTAGCAGAAGCCCCTACCATAGTAGTGACACCAGAAGCCGTAAGGGTTCCAGAATCAGCCAACAAGCTGGCAGCGGCTATATTAACCATTCCAGCATTAAGAGTGGTTCCAGATGCAGATAGATTTCCAGCACCAACCATGTGTAGCACGCCTGCACTAGACACAGATGCGGATGCTGATAGATTAGCACTCCCTGTAGCTTCAGTACCCGTTGTAGTAGGTAGGGTAGAGAGAGGAAGTTCGCCTATTGCTCCAAAACCAAGCATAATACAACCTTATTTACATAAGTTTAACTAATCCGACAATCCTCCCATATAATATATATACACTAATTTTTAGTTATCAGTCTACAAACATAACAAAAGCACTTGCATAGCGCGCAACCGCAGTAAATTCATGCGCTCCTATGTCCCAAGTATCCCCCTTAGCATCTCTATCTCTTCCGTTTATATCTATCTCTACGCCATTAGTTGTTCCCAAATCTACCCCTTCTCCTATGCAAACAGAACTCTGTGATATATGTAAATCTTCAGAACCAGTAACAGTAGAAACAAAATCTATTTGGGCTAATGTTTTATCTACTAAAGAATTTGAACCAGTAGCTTTATTAGCCGAAGCGCCTATTGTATCATCTGACAAATTATAATCTTCATTTGCTGTTCCTGTTCCAGTGTCCACAAAAGCTCTTTGGTTTGTAGTATTATCTGCAACAAGTTTAGCTGCGATATTATTTTTTACATTAGCGGTTTGATTTGAATTTCCATTGTACATATAGGCGGTTGCTGTGTTCGACCCATGAGAATTAATATTGTAAATAGTGTTGTTGTATATATTTACTGTTCCAGCCCATTGATCTACCTTTATGCCATTTGCTGTATCATCATCAGTTTCAACTACATTATATATAATATTATTTTGTATAGTTAACGTGTCACTAGAAGCTCCAGCTCCCACTACATCAACCATACATGGGCCTTCATCCCCCGGATTTCCCCCTTTATCATGTATAAGCATATTTCTAAGAATACAGTCATCGTTAGTCCCAGTAAGAACTATTGCTTTGTTTGTATTTTTAGAGTCTAGACTGTCTAAACTTATATCTAACCACTCAACTATTACGTTGTCTACATTTATTCTAATAATACCTTGATCATGCCCAGAATCCGCTGTTGGTTTTAATAACACTCCACTTTCAGCAGTTCCATCATGTCTACTATCTGCATGAACAGTAAGTTTAATTAGTGCAATATCCTGTGCGGCACTACCGCCTAAAGCGCTTCCATTTTCTATAGTGCTAGTAGCACCTGTAAATGTAGAGTCTGCATACATTTCACCAATAGCAGTATCTCCATGATTGTATATGGAGGCATCGTTTAAATCTGCTTCCCACGCATTGATAGTAGAATAGTTTCTAGAGCTTGTTCCTATAGTTTTTGTTACAGTAGTCATTACAACACCCCTTCTGAGACTTTGTCGTAAGTCAAAATATCAATATGCTCTCTCTCATTCATTGCTTTTCTGCAATCGCACATGTGATCTGGATTTCTTAAATCATCTACAGAACTTCCAAGCTCAGTCGCCAAGTCCCAATATGGAACAAACCATTTTCTTTTGGCTAATATAACTGGGCTATAATCTTCTGGAGGATCTTCGGGGACATCTTCTACAGCAGGTAAAACCTTTCCTGTCACAGTACCTCCAGATAGCTCAACTCTAGTAAACGAATCCCCATCGTAATTTCTTCCCGAAGTATTAATGCAAATAAAATGCCTTTTTTCTAAATCGCTAAAAGGCCAATTATTGTGATTACTTTGCAAATTGTCACTTTCGGTCTCTATGTGATTCCAAGCTACTGGAATGAAAACTTCAGCATCATTTCTCATTTTGCCATACCATACTTCACCGCCAGTAGGCCCAAATATTTTATGTCTAGGACTTGTTAACCTTCTGGCTATATATTGATACACATTAATAGCTTCACCGTCTGCATTTGGGACAGTGTTAAGAATGTCTTCTTCACCAGTTAATAAATTGGTTCTTTTAACATCATTACTATTAAGCCTTTCAAACTTATAAGTATGGGTGGCTTCTTGAAACTTTTCCAACAAAGTGTTTAAGTCTCTAGTTCCATTAGTGTTAAAACCAAAATTGTTAGGGTGGCATATCATTTCTGCATGAGCTAAATAAATACGATTAAGAGACATAGCATCTACTACATCGCCGTCTTGATAGCGAGGATTAGCCCCATTAGATTTTATTTTTACTATTAGTTCCATTTTACTCTCTCTGAATATTTTTCCATGAGTTCTTTTCTTTGAAGAGCGCAGTGCGCTCCTGCAAAATGAACTATGAAATCACCTTTAACATAAGAAGACCCTAAGCCATCGTCTAAAACTTTTTGTGATTTCTTTGTTCTAAACCATCCCTCACCCCATTGACAAAACTCCATTGGGTCTCCGTCTTTTGTCTGGTAATAAAATGAGTTAAACGCTCTGTTTCTTGGCTCTATATAAACATGCTTGTCAAAATCCATCTCATTTTTATTATAGAGATAGTTCATGCCACATTGCTCCCAATAATTGTCTTCTTTGTATTTTTCAAATTCTCCCTCTGGCCATTGCCAAAGGGTTTTTAAAAATTGTTTTGACCATTCTGTATTTTTGACGAAGTAGTGACCGCAACAAAGACAGTTACTAGTTTTTATTCCGCAGTACTCTCCCTGTCCTTGATTGGGTATAATCATGTCGTAGTTAGGTTTAATAAAGTCTTCTAGTTTTATTGTGTAGTCCATTATTAAGGCATCTACATCTGACCAAAAAACCCAGTCTACATTTGTGGTTTCTAAAATCTCTAGTATTAACTTAACGCTATGCCAACTAGGGTGTCTAGTTTCAAACTTAGTGTTATAGAGACCTCTCCTGTCAACTAAATCATATCCATATAGCCTACAATAGGCTTCTTTATTTTTTATGGCTATATAGGCCCAGTCATCAAAATTTTCTGTGTGTAGTTGTGCTATTGCTATTTTCATTATGTAGGGTAAATAAACGGATCGTTATCGTTATCTTTCTTATTCTTATAATATCTATATAAGTAAAATGCCACATAAAATAACAAGACTAACAGGTACTTCATACTAGTTTATTTTCTTCTATAAAATTTTCTATCTTCTTGTACCAACCGTAATGCCCCTCGGCGTTAGGGTGTAAGTCTGTTTTGCTTACAACAAATTTTGATCTGTCAGAATTAACAAAAATTTGCTGGCTTTCCTTATTGAACTCATAAAACCTTTTGTGATTAATTCTTTCTTTAAGCAATTGTAACTTTTCAAGTTTGACTTTTATGTTATACGGTAAAACACTTAATGAATGATACATGCAATACTTTATTCCCAAGTTCTCAAAAAAGTCTTGAAGTTCAAGTGTTTGCCTAAGCATCTTTGCAACTAGATTTCCATAGTTCTTAACTTGTTTGTAAGTATCCCAAGTAGGAGGTTTAGTTGGTTCTCTGTTTAAAGAAAACCAAGACTCTCCCCACTTTTTTGCACAAATCCAATCTTCACGATAGTTGTTTATGTAATCAATTCTAGCTGGATTAGTCCAACCAATTAAAACAAACGTGTCTTCTATTCTTTCTGGGTTTTCATAAAAAAATAATTTAGTACTAAGTATTAATCTGTCGTTTCCTTTTCCTGATTGAGCAAGACCTATATGATTTAATCCCAGTTTTTCCGCAAGTAATATTCCTGTGTGCTTATTTACCCCTGCTCTTTTGGTTAAAAACGAGCATCCATTTGAAAGTAAAAAGTCATGCATTTTTTTTAATCCATAATTGATAATCTTTATGTATGACTTCTAATTCATCTTCAAAAACATTAATAAAATAATCAATCGCTCTTTTTGCCGAACCATTCATGGCTTTTGAACCCGGAGTGTTTGGGTATCTTATCCCTAATAGATAATCATCTAAGGCCATTATTCCTCCTTTTTTAAGAATTCTAAAAGAGCTTATTGCATCTTTAATAACAGCCTTCTCATCATGATTTCCATCTACGTAAATAAAATCAAAATACTCATTTGGAAATATCCTTAACTCTTCTGAAGAATCTCCTTTAACAATATGAACTTTGTCCTTAAGTCCTGTCTTGCTTATGTTTGAAACAAATCTTACAAAAGCATCTCCTGTCCATTCAGCCCATGCGTCAATACAAAAAATTTGCGATCTTTCTTCCGTTAGTATGTTTTCCAGCATCCATATTGTTGACATTCCTTCAAACGAACCAATTTCAAGAAACATACATGGTTTACCTTTGAACTCAGACAAGAACTCATCAAACTGAAGAACAACTTTTTCTGGGTTGTTTTCAGAAAACCAATCTTCTGTAAATTCATAATCCATTATATTTTCTTAAGCTTTATAGAGTCCTTAACATGCCACTTATCTGTAATAGGCAAGAACCAATATACGCTACTAATACTACCAAGCTCATAAAAAGCACCTGTAGTACTAGAGTTATATTCAATCCCAAACTTATTTTCCTCATCGTGCTTTAAAAACTCTTTGCCATAAAAGTAGTAATTTGAAATGTACTCCAAATCATTATTAACTCTTTCGTTTAGCTCAAAGCCAAATCTTATACCCTTTCCGCTGGTTGTTACATAACAAAAAAGCACCCTATCGTCTTGGCTTAATTTGTTGAACAGTTTGTTTGTGTATGCATCATCACAATGATCTTTGTGCTTCTGCTGCATTATTGGAAATTTTACTTTTAGTATGGATGTATTTTTTTCTCTGTCTAGTTCTTTAACTACCTTTGAATTATCTGGTTTAAACTTTTCTAAATGCTCTAAAGAGTCGAACTCTCCTATGACTATTCTCACATCATGAGAAACGTAGTCAATTGGATGATAAACATTATGTCTTACATTCCGTTTTTCATCTTTGTAGAGACCAAAAAGTTTTAGGTCTTGTATGTCGTTGTATTCTTGTTTAGATCCATAATCAAACACACCTTCTAGGTTTCCATAAATTTTAGTCCAGCGAGGCATCTGACCAATATTCGTTAGGTATATCAGCATAACTCTCTAAACACTTCCTCTGCTATCTTGTGTTTTTCTTTTTCTTTAGTGGCAAAAAACAACCCTCTATCTGTTCTCTCCTTGGGTCTTTCTTCTTTGTCTTCTAGCCAATAATAGTCTCTATGCGATTTCAATACTCTGGCTAGCAGTTCAGTACCCTTTCCGGTATGTTCACCTTCAACAACAGAAAGGTTTGTGTCATGAGCCATAACATTTGGAATATCATGTCTAAGAACCATTAATAATTCTGCACCAGCACCGCCTATATCGTGATTACCATCTATAAAAACAAAGTCAAAGCCTTTCCAATAACCTAACATCTCTTCTCCTAGTTGCCTGTGTAGCACAACATTGTCAGGTTTTTTGCACATAGAAAGCAAAGCTTTTAATTGCTTTGTTGGGTTAGGCTCAGAGATATGAAACTTAAAATCTTTACCTTGATTAATAGCTTCAATAAAAGCTGCGGTTGAAGCCCCAGAGTACGAACCTATTTCAGCAACTTTTTTAAAATCGCTTGCCATCAAAAATTCGTATATAATTTTTATATGTCTTATATCTGTTAGCCAGTTGGGGCGGTCGCAGTTTAGAGTAAATTCATATCTTCCAAAGTCCATTTGACTTCCTCGTAGTTAGATATAATTTTTTGTATTGGTCGTGTTTCCTGCTTTATTAAGGAGGAGGGTTTTAATTTGAAATGTTTTAACTCTAAGTATTCCTGTATCGACTTGTGTGTTTCTTCAAAATTGTCACACAGATCTTCATAAAAAACTGTCTTATAATCTACTCCCCAGTTTTCAAAGTCATTATAAAGCTTTTCTTGACGATCTATAAAATATCTCAACTGCGCTATGTTTAGTTCTATTTGTTCAGTTGACTTTGTATCTCTCCAGTTTCCAGTTTTGGTTGCTATAAGTAACGATATCAGTTGATATAAAATATCTCTTCTCTTCAATAAAATAAATTTATCAACGTTAGAGGTAGGTAGGTCGCTATCAAGAGTCAAATGCCAAACAAAGCCAACACAATCAAAATGATTTATTGCTGTGCTGGACAAGTTGTTGTATATATAACTTCTTATCCTTTCCTCGTGTTTTTTAGTTGGATACTTTCTGTTTGCTTTTTTTGATCGAAAAAATTCTCCAATCCATCTCATTTTTGGATGGTTGTCTAATGTAAGTCTTAAATAATGCGTACCAGATCTAGGCGTGCTTACTATCGCACACTTTTTAGGTTTCATATTAGTTATCGTTTACAGGCATGTTTTGACCGATCACAAAACCGTCCATGTGACCTTCAGCTCTAACAATAAATCCATAAGTGTCGGCTTTATCATCTGTAGCAGTCATGGTTGGGGCGGTTCCTCCGGGCCAACTGATCGTAACAGCTGCTGGACTTCCACTACTGGGATCAAAGTCCATAGTTACTGCATTCCAAGCAATAGTGTATGGGCCTGAACTAGCGTCCTGTTCAAACCTTATCATGAATCTTTGACCAACTTTTCCATGCGTAAAGTCTATGTCTGTTACATTAGCATTTAGTTCTACGTCAAAGTAATTAGCTTTTCTTAAATCTATGTTTACTGTGGCGTCTTCAGGTTCTGCTTCAGCGTTTGCTATAGGATGATAAACAGCTTGAGCCACACTTATAGAACCGCCATCATGAATAGTGATAGCGTCATCGCCATCTGTGTATTCAATCAAAGGAGTTTGTACAGATGTGCTGCCTTCGATAAGAGGAGCGGTAAAGGAAGTAACAGCACTACATGCGTCAGCTAATTCAGCAGAGCTTATTACATCGTCAGCTATTGATACCACCCCAGCATTGGTACAGGTTACATCGCCACTCAAAGCAAAAGAACTATAATCCGTTCCATCTGCAATCAAGAAGTGGGTTGTGGTTGCCGCCAAGCTATCATCAAATAGTGCGATTTTAGCACCCGTAACTGCATCATCGGCAATGTACGCAGTAGCAATCGCTGTTCCCTGCCATGTGCCTGTGCCAACAGTTCCTACGGTAACAATACTGGAGCTACCCGCCGCTGGTGCTGCTGCGATATCTGAGAGAACTTCCGAAGCGGTGCGACCTTCTACTTCTGTACCATCAATTCTGAGAAAATCGTTATCTGCTACTGCGTCATTAGCTGTTAAAACATTTCCATCTGAAATGCCTTTAGCTAAGGCTTTTACAAATGCGAGATTTGTTACTTCTGAATCCATTAATGCACCTGCTGCGGCTACATTAGTAGCATCAGTTACATCTGCACCATCTTCTACATTAGCAAATGTCAATACTTGTGCTTTAGTTAATTCTTCAATGACTCCATCAGCACCAGACACTCTGCCTAATATTCTTTCATCAGCAGAAACATTTTGCATTTTAGCATAGGTTATTGCATCGTCGGCAATGTATGCGGTAGCAATAGCGGTTCCTTGCCAAGTTCCTGTGCCAATAGTTCCTACTGATGTAATTTGAGTTTGAGAAGCGTCTACTGCTATAACAGAATTCGTTGCTGTTAGACCAGTACCCGCAAACAACGTTGCTAAGTCGTGAACAGCCTCTTTTCTACTGGCATTACCATCGTTAGCGTCTATAATTGCGATAGAGTCACCGTCTGCTACGGATGCTGCGGTAAGCTCATTTAAATCAAGGGTTACGGTTGCACTTCCAGAAGTAGCACCTCCGCTCAAGCCATCACCAGCCACCACCGCTGTAATGTCACCACTACCACCAGCAGAAACGGCTTCCCAGTCAACGGTTCCATCGGCTTGTATGGTAAGAACGTCACCATCGCTATGTCCAGTAGAGGTGATAATACCAACCGATCCAGTGCCTGTTCCTGCTATTACATCGCCAATAGCAATGCCGGATATGTCGAGTTCCAGCCCGCCAACTTCGTGTTTAAGAACTCCATCTGAAGCAGTAAATGCGGTGATTGTTGTGGGGTCTGTGGAGTTATCACCAACTACAATAACGCCATCGCCTAAAACTGACATGGCTGTAACAGCACCAGTTCCACTACCTAAAAGAATACCACCATCAGTAAGAGAGGTTGCTCCAGTACCACCTTTAGCAACGGTAACCGTATCAGACAGGGTGCTGCCTGCCGCAGTTATAGTTATATCTCCCGAACCATCAAAGGCTACGCTGTTAATATTTACAGTAGCTGCTAATTTTGTTGCGGTAGCGGCGTTTCCAGTACAACTGCCGGAACTGCCACTAGTGTTACCTGTTACATTTCCAGTGAGATTTGCAGTGATACTGCTAGGCAATCCAATAGTAACCGTTCCCGAAGATTCAGCGACCTCTACTTCATTAGCAGTCCCTGCAAACGTCATGGTTCCACCAAGCGATATAGCGGTGCTGTCTGAACCTACTGCTACAGTAATGGCAGAGTTTGCTAGTTTTGCATTAGCTATACTCCCAGCAAGTTGGGCATTTGTAATTGTACCACTAAGGCTTGAAGTCGGGTAATTTGTAGCATCTGCAAGATCGAAAGCCGGAGTTGCATCAGAGGCTCCAAGAGCTACGCTAACTCCTCCGAAACTAACAGAGGCATTTGCAAGTTTAGCATTAGCAATAGAACCAGCAAGTTGTGCGTTTGTTATAGTACCACTAAGACTAGATGTTGGATAATTAGTCGCATCCGAAAGATCGAAGGCTGGAGTAGCATCACTGCCTCCTAAATCAAGGCTAACTCCTCCGTAACTAACCGAATCGTTTGCAAGTTTTGCATTGGCTATAGAACCTGCCAGCATAGCATTAGTAACCGTAGCCCAAGAAATATCTGTTCCATCAGACTGTAGTACGGTATTAGCACTTCCTTTTGTAAGCTCAGCGGTTGCTGCGGAACCATTACCGTATAAAATACTACCTTGTGCTAGGTCTGCTATTTGAGTGAAAGCTATAGTATTAGCGCTTATTTGACCCGCTATTGTATCAGCGGTAATACTACCACCAAGACTCGTATCAGTTCCAGCAATCGTAATACCGTCGTTAGCAAGCTTAGCATTAGCTATACTTCCGGCCAACTGAGCGTTTGTGATTGTACCGCTAAGACTTGACGTTGGGTAGCTAGTAGCGTCTGAAAGGTCAAAAGCTGGAGTAGCGTCAGAAGCACCTAAAGCAACACTGACCCCACCAAAGCTAACAGAACTATTGGCCAGCTTAGAGTTTGCTATGGAAGCACTACCGCTTATATCGGCATTGACAATACTATGAGATAAAACGCCACTAGAATCTAGATATACAGCTTTGCCAGCAGGGTAAGTCGCAAAAACTGTATGCGTGCCTGAAGAGAGGTTAATTCTATTATTGCTATTGGTACTAGCAATGACACTAGCGTTATCAGGTCTGGATAGAGTGTCTGGATCACCATCAGAAACAGTCCCAAGACCAATTTCCCACGCAGTACCATTATCATCTATCAAGGCATAATATACGTCATTGGTATCACCAATACCAGAAACAAACGACTGAAAACCACTAACAGCACCAGCAAGATTAAGATTGCCAGTGCCGGTAGTGGTAGTTGTTTCTTTTACTCTATCTTTAATTACTAGAGCCATGAGTCACCCCTTAATTAATAAAGGTGATTAGGCAAATGTAATATCTAAATCACCAGCGTTGAATTTGAATACGTCGCCGTTTTGAACATCTCTAGTGGATGTCAAAGAACCATGAAGTAGAACATTTCCAGCACTTGCTGCGTCTGCAACAATTACGCCAGAAATATTACCCCAATCAGCAGTAGCTGTTGGAAAAGTAATAGCACCAGTATTTTGAGTTGCACCATCACTAGGAGCATCCCATGTGGTTACTTGAACTCTGGCATAAGCACCACCACTAGCTTCTTGAGTAAGAGTTCCGGCTTCAAGCTTAGTGGTTTCATAAAATTTAATAAGACCTACATATATACTAGTTCCCGGTGTAGTAAATGCAGTGTTTCTCAAAACGTGGCTGGCCAGCGCGTTTTCGAGATATGTTGACATAGCTGACATATTACATGTCTCCTTTTTCTAGAAAGTTATTAGCTCCATTCGCTTCCAAGTATCTGTATCTACACAAACGTATAGGTGATGTAGTGTGGTTGTATCAATAGTTGTACTACCAATCTTTACTTCACCTTTTGTGCAAGACTCAGTTGCACTGGATGGTATTGTATCATCCCAAAACACCAACGAATCACCAACATCAGTAAATACACTCCTTATATTTTCTGGAGTAATTTGTGCTGAGTTATTATCTGGTAATAACGTGCTAACTTGGCTAGTTAGTTCTGTTTTGGTTCTTTTGGTCATCTATAAAATTCCCAATTACGACTGTAATTCCAATATATTATACACCATATATACAAAAAAACCGCCCCTAGAAATCTAGGGACGGTTAATGTGTGGCTATCTAAGTCAATTCTTAGAAAGAACCGAGAAGGATGCGTCTGTTATCCAGAACAGCAAACCCAATTTCAGCCCAACCGTAGAAGCCAGCTCGTTGCTGACGGTGCAGTGCATCGTCTTCAAAGATCTGAACATCTTGCTTGACAGGCATAATGAAGCTGTCATTAGCAGACAAGTCAAGGCCAACCACAAGCTCAGGATCAGTACCGTTCAAGCTACCAGAAAGCTGGTCGCTGAAGAACAGTTGATATTCCTGAGATTCACCCAGTTCGTCCATGTCGTGAAGATTCACACCAAAGACACGGGTGATTGCAGCGCCATCATCTCCGGCCTGATAGATTTCACGACGAGTGATCTCGTCAACTTGATCAATACCCCAGTTGCGGATATCTTCAAGAGCTTCAGGCGAAAGGTAAACGTCTGTCAACTTACCACGGTTCAAAGAACCGGAGTTGCCACCAGCGTTTCGACGCATAACGGTTTTCATCAAAGAAATGATACGTTTGGTAAACTGACCATCAGCAGCGTCAGCGTCATAGACCAAAACGTTTCGGTCAACGCCAGCAGCCAACAATGTGTGCCAACCGTCATCATTCATCTTCTTTACAAAGCCAGCTTCAAGAACTTGCATTGCGCGACCCACAACATCCCAACGGGCTTCACGAGCGTAGCGAAGAAGGTAATCAATCGAGGATGCGACTGAGTAAGTCGGAACCATGACGTAATCGCCTTCAACAGCACGTTCGGGAATACGACCGTGACCGGGATTGGTGTAAGCCACATGATCGCCTTCTGTTCCGGGGGAAAGAAGGTCAAGTGGGAATTCAGCGGCAGAGCCGGGAGCCATCTGGATCTTTTCAAAGATACCATCAAGAACGTCGCCTACCAAAACACCCTTACGGAGGGGAGTTTCGAGAGCAACCGCCAGTTCTCGCTGTGCAGCGAGAGCCTCATTCTTTTCGGCGCTACCGGAGCGCTGAATGAGTTCAATAAAATGATCATCAGGTTTAGTCATTCTACTCATTATTAAAGTCTCCTTTAAGGGTTAAGATTATTCTAATGCACCAGCATCGGTGTTCATGACACCAGCAGGTAGATTAATTTCTACTTTGGCGTAACCATCTTCGTCCTTGGTGGACATCCAACGACCAACATGAATATATTCAGTTGTGTCAACTTGGGATTTGATGGTTAGGTTACCAGCAGTAGCGTCATCAAGATAAGCCAGCGCGCCAGCAGTAGGCGTACCAGTAATCATATTAGTTACAACATAACCCTTCTTCAGGACAGCTACTTTACCACCCTTTTGGACTTCATCTTTATGCCAGTTAATGTGCTGGCGAGTGAGGTCAAGGTTAACTACATCATTGAGCAGAACGCCCACAGGAATAACATTATCCGCTGCGGCTGTATATGCTACTTTTGCACCAGCTTGATCCATAGCTGCACCAGACCCAGCGCTTGAAAGGGCAACAACCCCTCCGCGCTCTGCTGTACCAGCATTGTAGAAATAGCTAATGTCTACATCGAGTTCATTTCTATCAGCTTTCAAAGCCATTTTAATGTCTCCTTAAAACATATTACTTATTAAGAGTTGCCGTTGAACGAAGAACGTTGGATTCAAGCCATTCGCTAGCACTTGCTCGTAACTCATCACTAGAGTCATCACCAGCGTCGGCCAATGCAGCTTCAACTTCTTCTTCTACATCTTCAAGAACTTCAGCCTCTGCTTCAGCTTCTGCTTCGTCAGTTTCTTCTTCCGTAGCTTCATCAGCTTCGGTAGCTTCTACTTCTTCAGCTTTGGGCTTTCCAGCTTCTGGCTTCTTTTCTTCTTCTTCGTCTTCGTCCTTTTTCTTCGGGGGAAATTCGCCCTTCTTTTTCATCAAAGCGACAATTTCCTCGAACATTTCGTCATTTGCTTCGGCAAACTTCTCAATAGTTGCTTCAGCTTCCTCGCCCTCTACGCCAACTTCGAGAAGTGCGGTCTTGCGAGCCAGCAATTTCTTTTCAGCTTCGTGAGCTTCGATTTTTTCATTGGCCGTAGCCAATTCTTCGTCCTTCTTAGCAATTGCTTCTTCTAACTCAGCAACTTTAGCTTGAGCGGCTTCAATAGCAGCTTGTGCTTCAGTAACAGCTTCGTCTTTTTCAGAAACAGTAGCTTCAAAAGCTTCAATCTTAGATTGAAATTCTTCGTCTTTCTGTTTGGTAATTTCAGCCTTAAGAGCATCAGAGGCTTTCTTAGCGGTGGCCAGTTCAGCCTTAAGCTCTTCGACCTGTTCTCTGAGAACATCAGACATATCTTCATTCTCCATATTAGTAAAACTATAGTTATTTATTTCTTCTGCTTGCGAAGATTGGAAAGGATCAACATCATTAAGAATAACGCTTCGCGGATTAGCGGGATTGCTAACAAGACCTTTACCAGAAAACGCAATATTTCTTAAAAGTCGTCCTATCGTATATCCATCATACTTACCTTCTCCTCCATATGCTCTAAGGTATTTCGTCAAAAATGCCGAAGATTCATCTCTTGCTATAACTTTTTTCTCACCATCAGGTGTAACTACAGCATAATCAAAATCATTAAACAAGCATTCCATTGAAACAAACCATTTTCCCTCTTCAATTTGAGAGATAATTTTTTCCATTCTACTACTTAGTTCTGGAGTAGTCCAGCTATTGTAAAGAACAGCGCTTGTTGCAATGTCAAACTTGTCACTTCCGGCAATACTATTTATCTCATTGCCTTCTTGATCTATAACAACACTTCCTGTTATATGACCAATAATATCGGATTCGTCGTGCATAAAATTGAACTGCTTATCTACCGGAGTATCTTTTGCAGCCCACACTTCCTCTGTTGCGAAAACATCATCATTCTTGTTCCATCCTGTTGAAACCAAGATAGAATTCAAATAGTAAAGATCAAACTGATCTTGATCTTCGGCTACAGACTTTTCTTGAGCAACAACCAACTGTTGAATGCTCTCTTTTTGCCTTTTGCTTGGAATGTAAGTATTTACAGGAGAAGAATAAGCAATGCTTGCGCTCGCTTTAATCTTCTCTTCAAGACCAGAATCTATTTCACTTTGATATATTTTCATGTATCACCTCAAAAGAATATACACCATAAACAAAAATAATTGTAAAAAACGTTACCCTGTTTTACTTAAAGCATAACTGGAAACGTTGATTTGTCTGACCTCGTCAATGTTAGGCTCTCTTCCATTTCTACCCAAGAAGTCCTCTTTTAATTTTGCAAGTAATGAAACCGTACCTGAAGCAACAGAAATTGGCCTCTTCAGCAAATCGCTTATAACATCAGGGGTTATCTCAATAAAAGGCTCCATATTGCAAAGTATACAAAGCTTCAGGTGTTCCAATTGCTCTGTTTCACTCTTAGTTAAGGATCTCAGACTACCCTTTCCAAAGTGGGATAATATAGCAGGATTGATGACTTCTGATATTTGACCCTGAGCTTTTGTTGCCCATAAAGAAATATTCACGAATTCAGAGCTTACAGACTGTCTGGGTTTAACTTCCTTCTGTTTTCTCTTCTCCTTGTCTTTGGCATTTTTCGGCCTACCATCTTCCGGTCTACCAGTTGGGTTAAACTTTTCTTGCGGAGGAGCTGGTTCGTTTTCTTTCTTTAGATCCATTCTCTTTTGCTCTTTATCAAACTTCTTGTCTTCTTTTTCCTCTTTTTGATTATCAATACTAATTTTGTCTCTTCTGTCTTGCGGGTCTGTAAGAGGATGGTTACCAGTATCAGGAGAGGGAACTAAACCGAAGTCTTCTGGTTGCATAGAATCCTTAGTAAGAGCAATCTTCTCAAGATCATTACGATGTTGAGGATTGTGATAAGGGCCAGCTTTTTGAGGCATAGATTCGCCCCTTCTATCTTTTTCTTCGCGCCTAATTCTAATTTTTTCTATTTCAGGTATTTCGCCAAATCTTTCGACAACAGTTTCGGAGCTAATAATATTCCTATCAGCAAGCTGAATAAGAAGGTTCTTTTCAGAAGCCTCGTCTGAAAGCACCATCTGGTCAAAGTGAATTTTAGCGGGCAATCTAAAGCCCATCGCTTTTTGAACTATCTCTAGTTCTTGGTTCCACCAATTAACCAATATCTGACGACCATACTCCAGTCTTTCCACTAGGGTTTTTAGGCTAATAAAGTTATTAGTAAAACCACCACCAGTACTAGCCATACCAGTAAGCGTAGGAGGAATACCAAGTCCAGCATAAATATTAGTAAGTACTGGTTCGTATTTTTCTTTACCTAAAAATCTAAATACTTGTGTGCTAGATTCTGTAAACTTTAGTTCTGGCCCCCATACTAAATCCATTGTACCACCACCAACATTACTAGCTAATATATTTCTTAGCTTATTAATAGCGGCTTTAGTTGGAAGTATCTTATTATCCAGATCTCCAAGGCTCCATAATCTTATATTAGAAATAGCACCATCAAGAGCTGATATATCTGCTAGTTTCATCTTCTCTAACATAACAATATCGTCAAGTATAGCGTAAATCATAGGATTAGCCCAAACAAGCCAATCGTCTTTCTTGTAGTAGTATACTGATACCTTTTCAGGATCTAGTGGAACGGTGGTCTGTCCGTTTCTTATGGCCTCCAGAATATCTGGAGGAAGCATGGCGGTTAAATTTCTATGGTGGGGAGTATTGCCAGAAAGACCTCTATTGGCTAAACCCCTAACAAGTTTAGACACCTTTAGGGCGTATTGTGGTTGTCCAACAAATGTAGCTAACTCATTTCCAACAACTTCAATAGATAGTGGGTTTAAGAAATCAAACTTCCAAGGTATCTCTCTTTTCGGGACTTTAAGATCAATTATCTCAGTATCAGTCTCTCCCATAGACCGAAGTTGCTTTTCTGTTTTTTTGTTTATTTTAGCTGTTCTTCTTTTTACAACTACATTTCCACATCTATAGAGGGTATTTAAAAACCTTTCAGTTCTTTCTCTTCCGTTGATTTTTTGAAACCACGCACGGAAGAACTTCTCAATTCTCTTATTGGGATGAACGATAGTAATCCCTTGACCAGCAAAATCTGCCATAAGGTCAATGACGTTTCTGATTATGCCAACCTTGTCATAGGCAGACATACACATCTTTATCGCTTCTTTTTGAATCTTCGGAACAGCTTCAGTTCCACGAAAGCGATTATAGTCTTCTCTATTAAATCCAGTTCTTACTGAGCGATTAGGCTCAAGATCTAAAAAAGACCTACGATTATAGGCTACGGCTTTTTGAATTCCATCATAAGAGTCAATATTATCTGACGTATCGGCAAGAGCTTGTCTCTTTCCAGAATCATCAGACCAAGTGACAAACGCTTGAACTTTTTGCTGATCTTGAATTGGATCTTTAGCCATTTTTTTACCTATTGAATTGTAATTGGAATGATTGGATAATTAATCTAATTGATTATACACCAAACTAGTAAACATCCTTCATTCCTTCGGTAAACCAAGATGGCCCTACGTATTCTGGGCCTTCTATTTTGCCTCTTATACCTCCTGCAAAACCACCAATAGTGTCATACACATGAGGCGCTGGTGTTCTTAGTATCTTTCTTGCAGACATGTTAGCCATGATTAAAGAAGAGTATCTATCTTTTCTTAGGCGGTCTTTTCTTCCACCGGGAAGTTTAACTTCTGGAGTATCCCATTTATCCCTACCAGAAGTCGTTTGTGTCATGATAATCATAGAAAGCTCATCTTTAAGCTCTTCTATCTCCATTACACAATCCTCTAATGTATCATAAATCCTATTCTTTAATTTATCGTCAGATACAGCAAGACCCAAAGTTGCAGAATCAAAGTAGGGAAACAGAACAGTCTTATCTTCAAAGTCTTTTCTTAAACCATGATTAGCTTCTGCAACCCAATCAGCCTTAGCAAACTGAACCATTTCTACTATATGTAGTCCGGGTTCACCATCGGTGTCTTTTTCTTTTTTGTCATCTATAGTAGGCCATATAGGAAGCTCGCCTTCTCTAATTTTGTCTTTATCGTGAAGAGCTTCGATAATAGCAATACCACCACCCTGAGCATCTAAAGCTATTTCTTGACAAGGAAAGACCCTCATTAGATCTCTAATTTTTCTAGCACAGTAAGAATAAAAATCAGTTTCATCAGCTACACCAGCCTTCAATTGCTCTTTATGTCTACCTCTGTTTGTTGTCCAGCAATGAACAATTCGGCTATGGTCTTCATGCACTTCCATAACGACAATCGAGAAATTGTCTACTTCGGAAGCTGGGTCAATACCGTAAACGTATCTGCAATTAGGATTCCCTCTAAGAACCGCTTGAAAATTTACTTCTCCGCTAGGGAGGTTGACTGGCTTTTGAGGAGAAACCACACAAGACTCGATAAGAGAGCGTTTAAAGAACCCGTTGCTATCGGTAGAGAAACATGCCCCAAATTCCATTTGATAGATTCCTGAATGAACTGTGGCCTTTGATCGAGCAACCTGTGCTGCGTCCATAAAGCCTTCAGGCAAAAGTTCAAACGGAACACGAATAATAGAATACTGCCTCCAGTCAAAACCAGCAGGAACACCGTCCTCGCCAAACATTTCTCCAAGTTTTTTTGGATCGCCTTTGCTATTGATAAAAGCTTTCCACTTCTTCCAGTATTCAGCGAAGTGGTTAAAATCATAATACGCAGTACCAGAAAGGATAATTTGGTTTGCGCCTTCTTCGTGAAAGTCTTGTTCGTCTTCTGACATTTCCCCAAGTTCAATAGCTTTCTTTTCAGCGGCTACTCTTCTTACGTTTTCAATAGGAGATGCACTAACAGCAGCAAAACCAGCAACGACATTTTCAAATATCTCTCTAGGTATAGATGCAAATTCGTCTGCAATAATATCATTGGCACGTTGACCACGAATCTTACTACCGTCACCAAGAGGTAGGCAAGTTACAGTACTTTCGCCTATTTTTAATCTGCACATGTCAACGTCTCTTCTTGGGCCACCATCTCCTCCAACAATGTCTCTAAGCAGTGGAGAGTTGCGCCAAATGGTATCCATATACTCAAAGAGAACCTTAGACTGGCGAAAGGCTGCACCAACAATAACAATCTTTCTTCCCGGCATTAGAAGAGCGCGAAGTATAGCGTATACAGAAAGTATGAAAGACTTACCAAAACCACGACTCGCTATAAGCATTGGAAACTTCCTGCTCCACATCTCTTTGAGCATAAGAGCTTGGGTAGGCAGGATATCTATATTCAATATCTCTTTACAGATAAAAGAAAAGTATTCAGGGTTGGTCATTAACCATGTTAACTTTGTTGTGAACTCTTCTTCAGTTTGCACGCTGAAGGGATTAATGATGTCAGTATTAGGATCTATGTTTAACCAAGCATCATTGATTGCTTTTATGTTCTCACTCTGCTTGTTCACGCAGTAATATCTCCGTAACTTCGTCAAATATAATCATGGCTCTTTGCTCTGCATTATTCTTGTCTTGAGCAAAGATAAGTTCAACGCCATATTGCTCTTCATATTCGCGCAGTTTCTTCCACATAAACTTTCCGTTCATCCTAACGTACTGTCTTTGTTTTTTCGGGATTCCTGAGTTTTCTGGAAAGTTCATAAGGTCATCTATGCTAAATTCCATAATGACATACTTCCAGCGAAACTTAGACATTCTTACTATCTCAGCTTCAAAAGCTTTTCGCTTTTTGCCAAGATTCATAGCTAACTCACCAGTAGAAGCTTTTCTCTCTATGACAAGTTCTTTTTCTAAACCTTTAGCTGTATAGTCTCCAGTTTTTAATCCCCAATTGGCAACAGCCAAGCATCTATCTGAAGACTCAAAATTCCAGCCGTTTTTTTCCCTTGTGTCTTTTAGTATTACATATTTTTGACTCATGATTTAATATTCATACTTGCTTCCCCCTCGAACACTGGAGGTTTTCCTGTATATCTTAAGCTAAACGGTCTTGTTTCGTGAGTGCCTTTTATTCCATCAAAATTAATGCTGTTAAAATCAATAATTTCTCCAGCTAGGTAGCTGCTATTTAATGACTCAAGTGAAACTATATTAAAATGAGCCATAGGGTGAGTAGAGTTATAGTTCATGCAAACAACATGGCTTTCTTTTGAGCAACAAATCAAATCTTTTTTAATCTCATCTCTATTATGTGATGTAAAATTCTCTATCTTCTGTGGTAATATAGCCCACTGGTTATGAGTTTGCGTAAAAGTGTTTCCATTAAATAGATCTAAGACATCTTGGGTTTTGTATATGACACCATCCCAACTAAAACAAAAACCGTAGTTATCATGTGGGCCATGCTCTTTGAATTTATACTTTATAAAGTCTCCGTCTTCAGAAACTGAAACTATTGGCTTTTCTGTATTCTCCGTGGTGTTATATCCCAGTCTCAAACTCAAGCACCAAGTATCGTCATCTATTTTAGATATTAAATCTTCAGGAGAAACTCTGAGAGGCTTGTAAAAAATGCAATCATCCATAAACAAAGCAAAATGACCGTCTTTAAAATTATTTAAAAAGGCATAAAGGTTATCCAACATATAAGACTCTCTAACATGAAAGATGTCCATCTGTTCAGAAAACAGCTTGTGATAACCCTGCTCAAATTCTGGAGTGTTGGCTTGCCAAACCACATACGGCTGAAATATTCCAGTCGCATTAAAATGAAGACTCTCTACCAAGAGCCTTAATTGCGAAGCCCTGTTTTTGCTAAATATCAGTGCTGGTATTTTTTCCATTATTTTCTCTTACTATGTCCATAAAAAGAGGCTCGTATTGAGCCTCATGTCCTGTTATTTCTTTGTGACACTTCCAGCATAATGTAATTCCATTGTTAGTATCATATCTCAGATATGATGCGTCTGCCCATCTTTTTATATGATGAGCGTTTAACGCTTTTTTGTATCCGCATCCGGGCATCTGACATTTATACCCATCTCTTTTATAAACCCTTTTACGCCATTCTGCATAAACGGGGTCATTATAGTCTCGTGCCATTAATTAACCTTTTAGCGGCCAAAACACATGCCCACATAAAACACCTATTATAAACGGTATCATGGGATGTTGCTTAGCCAAGTCATATAAAACAACACTTATTGTAGCTTCTACATTATTATAAATTGACATCACTGCTAAATCCCATATGAGAATAGAGCAGAAGACGAGTATTATCAAACCTTTTGTTACAGCAGCAAGATCCATTATTCTTCTCCCGCTATAACAAGGGTTATGGATTCTCTATCTCCCTCTATTTCTCCTTTTTCTTCCTGACAGTCTGGGCAGTTGCGATAAAATTTATCGCCATGCGGTTCCACAAAATGATGAATCTTTAGCAAGGCTAGGTTTAAGAATTGTTGATTATCCATCAACATACGAAAAGCTTGCTCGTTTCCTCTTTTTAGTATCTCGATGTTTTCATACAACAAATCATTAGGCTTTTGTGAAGAAGCCATTTTTAACATTAAAACTTTTGTTTCTTCTTTGTCTTGGTGAAACATAACACCAAGCGTTATTGAAGCGGCTAAATTTAATAACAAGAGGAACTTAATAAAAATATTTTTTTTAAACATAATAAAAACTTTCTTTGGAGTTCTAATAGTCCTCCCCAAACCTAATGTCTACGCATAGGGTCTTATCTTAACCAATTTTACTATTTTAATTTCGTGTATCAATTCTTCCTCTAAATAATCTACCACCTCTTCGGTAAGATTGATTCTAATTATAAGATCCTTCAACTGTTCAACAGCTTCATAACATGCCGCATCTGGATTGTCTGCGTCTTGCCAAAAGAAGTATTCTTTCTTAGCGGCTGTTATACCTAATTTATTAAGTGCATTTAAAGCCTTCTTTGCATCTATTACTACCTTGTATATCATGCTGCACCATTCTGTTGACTAAGCCTTCAAAGTCTATTTCTGGCTCCCAGTCAAGTCTTCTTTTAGCTTTATTCGCTAAACCTCTCAAATATGGAACCTCGGATGGTCTTTTGAGAGCTGGATCTATTTCTACATAATTAGTGTACTCATTAATATTTATACACTGAAAAGCTTGTTTTACACAATCTTCTACAGAATATGTCTTACCAGTGGCTATTACAAAGTCCATAGGTTCTTCGTACTGTAGCATTAGCCACATAGCTTTTACATAATCTTTTGCATGTCCCCAATCACGCTTAGCGGCTAGATTCCCAAGTTTAAGTTTGGGAATACTACGACCCGTCTGGGTCGCCCAGTAGAGGTCTGCAACATAGCGGCTTATCTTTCGCGTCACGAAGCGTTCTCCACGCCTTTCGCTCTCATGGTTGAACAGAATACCTCCGCAGGCGAAGATGTCGTAGGAGTCCCTGTAGAGCCTTACAGAGTGATGAGCGGCCAGCTTTGCTATTGCATACGGAGACTGAGGTTTAAACAGAGTCTTCTCATCCTGATATTTCTCACGATTATTATCGAGATTATACTGATCCCCAAACATCTCGCTGCTACTCGCCTGATAGAACCGTGGACGGTTCGCCATCTGCCGTATCACTTCGAGTATATTGAGGCATCCTTGACCTGTGACTGACCATGTTAATTGTGGTTGTCCAAAGGATGTACCAACATGAGATTGTGCCGCAAGATTATATACTTCGTCTGGTTGAACTTCATTCAGGAGTCGGTAGATACTAGAAGGATCTGTAACATCACCCTGAACCACATGAAACTGTTTTTGTGTTAGTAAATGGTTTACTCTGGTGGTGTTTGGGAGGGAAGATCGACGGGCTACTCCATACACTGTGTATTGTTTAGATAATAGTAATTCAGATAGGTATGAGCCGTCTTGTCCTGTTACACCGTATATGATTGCTTTTTTCATTTGAATATAGTATCGCTTAGTTTGAGAACTTCATCGTGTTTACTCATCATCATTTCAAAGTATGGGTGTGTCTCTAACTCTTTATAGCGATTGTTTACGTCCATCTGTGATGCGGTCTTGAGATGTTGCATTCCATCAAAAGAACTTCCACCTCCAAATATAGATAGTTGGTTTTTGGCGGCATCAGTGAATACGTAATCTAGATCATTACAAATAGCCTCTCCATAAGCTTTGTTAGTAGCCCAGTCATTAAACAAAATGTAATAACAGTCAAACTTAGAATAGTTAATCAGGTGGTTTTTATATTCTGCCACTTTATCGTTGTTGATAATGTCTTCTATAATTTTGTTATCGCGTAAAGCCATCTTGAGACAGCTTGCTACCCAGTTTCTAAAGTCACGAATCACTACTATGGGTTTATTAAATAAGTAAGGAGATTGACCGGCTTTTTCGATAGAGCCTTTGATAGTGTCTTGTTCGTGAGATACGATTAAACTTTCTGGTTTTACATCGTCGATAATTCGTGGGAGTTTTGGTTTGTCAGGATGTTCATTGGGGCCAGTCTTAAAAGGATTGTTGGCGTACATGAACAACTCTCTGTTATCACCAACAGCAAACAGCCAGCTAGATACGGTTGTGATAGAGAAATCTGTTATGCCTTGTTTTTGGTGTAATAGCCAAATCGCAACCGCATGATGACCAGTGCGGTGCATACTGATAATAAAATCGGCTTTCATTGGTCGTCCCGGCTAATCTTTTGTGTTGGTGCAATATACATAACCATAATTGAGTTTCTATTATAATTTTCCTGTATCTCATTTACACTATGCCAGCTATTGGAAGAGACCGGAAAAGCATAACCAGAATTCCTATTATAGTCTAATTGTTTATATTCTTTAAACTGCTTCTTATGTTCATAGCCTTCGATTAAGTAGTCAGGCTTTTTGATTGATGGTTTTAGCTTTCCTTTTGGTTTGTTTAATACAGTTCCAAGATGCGAATGAGAATTATCTTCTGGTAGATATATTTGAAAAGTTATTACTCTTTTTATAGAATCTGGATGAGGATGTATTCTATATCCTTTTTTGTCTCGTGTTAAAAGTACGGTAGGTTTTGCTTCTAGCATTTTTGGAATGAAATAAGAAACATCTCTCATTCTTTGTTGTAAAGTTTTCTCAAATTTTTGAAACAAGACTTCCTTAAGTTGTGATGAGTATAGTATATTTGCAAGCTTCTTCCACGGCCCCTTGTGATTATCAACAAATTTACTGTCTACTAAACAGTCTCCTCGTGTGCTAACGACAGGTTTGTTTTTTAATCTGCTTCTACCAGAAAACAAAGAATCCTTATTTTTAGGGTTATACATCATTGCTTGTATATGAGGCAAAGGTGTGTACTCACTATCATCTGGTAATGACTGAATAACCTTATTGTAAAATGCATCTGAAAATACATTTGTCATGTAGAAGTGTTCGTATGGCTTGTCGTTATAACTAGAGCTGTTTATAGCGTTGATTAAATTTTTTAGTTCATCATTCATTAGTCATCCTTAACGCTGTCTGGCGTTAAAAATGGTTGGTCTAATAATCCATCTTCATATTTATGGTACTCGGATAGCCTTTCAGCCTCTTTGTTGGTTGCTAGACGCATTTTTTCCATGTTTGTTCCCATCTCCCGGCGAGCATCAGGGTTGGTCATGAGGTTTCTTACCCAGCCAATGAAGGTTTGTTTGGAATCTTCCAGTCTTTTGATGCGTTGTTCACGAGTAGCCTTCAGATCTTTTAGCATGGCGGCTTTTTTAGTTTGCAAGTCCTTGTATTCTCTAGTCAAGGAGTCTTGGGCGGCTCTACAGACGGCGATTTGTCGTTCTAGATTAAAGATATAGTCTTTGTCTTGTATCTCTAGGGGCTTACCTTTTTCATCAGTGACGTGTTGTTCGTACTGATCTATGCTTTTCATGTTGGTTTGTTGGCCGATTAAGGCACGGTTCATTAAAATTTCGAGTTTGATGGCATCAATTATCTGTAATTCTTCCGTTGGAAGTACGTCATCACGAAATTGAGTGATGATTCGGCCCCAGTGGTAGAGCAAAGACTGTAATTCTTCTTCTGAAAACTGTTTTCTAAGGTCTTTCCAGAAAGGACGGTTTTGTAAATCGTGCAAAGCTTCGATTTCACGGTCGTCCAGTATGGCTGTCCCGATTTTCTCCTTCACGTAAGACTCTATGGAAACAGGATCTCGGTCTAGATGAGTGCCAATTTCCAGATTTGACATCTTTTTGTGGTTTTCTTTGATGAACTCTTGTTCTGTCTTAGAAAATCTACCCTTCTTCATAGCCATGCTCTCTTAGTATTTCTACGATTTCTTCTATGATTTGCTCTCTTCTTGGCTTAGGGACGTATGTTCCATCCCTAACACGTAGGTAATCTGACCGAAGGCTTACATCTAGGTGTTCATCTATGATGTCCAACAGCTCTTGGTTAGCGATACTCTCAATAAAGTCGTCTGAGACTCGCATGTTCTTTTCTTGTTCGTCCCGAATATTAGTAATATCGAGGGGTTCCATCAAGAATTTTTTGCTATTGTTCAATTGCTGTTGTTTATCATCGTTATTTTTCTTGTTCTGACGATAATATTTGTCGCGCTTAAAGTTGTTTAAGCGATTTTTAACATGAACAGCGAGAAAATTTTCTAAAGGACGGCTTTCGTCATATCTTTCAAGTGCATCAATAGCAATTATGAAAGCTTCTTGGCGAATGTCGTCCGGTTCAAAGTAACCAAATTTGAATTTGTAAGCGTATCTGTCACATATTTTATTTATTACGTCGAGAACTTCGCTTTGAGTCATCCCCTTGGGTACTTTCATCGACTTCTTCTGATAGGTTTGCTTCGTATTTCACTTTAACATCAAGAGGTATTCCCCCTTGGAGTACAGCAGCAGCTTCTTCTGCTGGTGGGTCTTCCCTTTTCAGTTCCTCTGCTACAGCTTCTTCTGTGGCTGCTGTAGCCTTTGTGTGCAGTTGACTGAGTACATCGTAAATATTGGTCACGTATTACCCCTTTCTATGAGCTTAAAATAAAAGTCGCCGGTATTATGATTATACGAGGAAAACGAATATGAAGCTAAACAACAACGAAAAAGAGTTTATTAAAGGAATGGCAAACATCATGAAAGATGCTGATGTAGCCCATGAATTGACTCGAATCAGATATGATCTTGGTAATAAAGAGATCGTAACTATAGACCAAGTCCGTAAAGCTAGATATAGGATGGGAATTCACAAAGTACAAGGCCGTGGTAAGTGCCATATAGATAGGAATAGAAAAGATGTCGAATGAAAAATATACAGAAGTATATCTTGGTGGAGTTTTGGGGGCTGGTAAGTTCGCAAAGGTTAGCCTTGAGGACTATCCTCTCATTAGTCAGTATAGCTGGCACCTAAATAAAGCCGGTTATGCCGTAACCAAGATTAAAGGCCGACATAAAGCAATGCACAGGATGGTATTGGGAACCTCTAACCCCTATGTCTTTGTTGACCATATTGATAAAGACCGGCTTAATAACACCCGCAATAACCTACGTGAGCTTACTCCAAAAGAAAACGCCAACAATATGAAGTCGAATGTGAAGATCAGCGCGTTCGGAGAGGAAAAGAATATTGGGCAGTGGGTAGAAGACTCTCGATGTGAAGTATCCTACGCCGCTTTTTATAACAGGCTTAATAAGGGCATTGACCCCGAAACTGCTATGAAGAAGAATGGCAACAAGCGGGAGATCACGAGTGAAAGTCAGGGAAACGCATAATATAGAGCTTTATCTAGGTTCTATTAACGAAGAAACGAAAGATCCAATCTCGTATGAGGATCTAGTACGAGAAGTACAACTATTTCAAGACGATCAGCTTTATATAGTCCCTGTCTGCATAACAAGTATAGAGTTTGTATGCGGTTCTGAGTACCGTGAGAAGGGATGGAGGATTTCAACTATAAACTATCCCAGAATCAACAGAACCCCTAAGCAGCTTAATAGCTTCATAATGAATCTAGCGACCGTTCTGTGCGCGACCATGAAGCAAAATAGAATCACTGTAGTCGGAGCTTCAAACACAGTGATGGTGGAAAGATGAGAAATCCATACGAACCACCTAAAGAAGAATCGCACCAAGAAGACTCAGACAGTTGGGGCGAACGCTATCGTCCACCAACAACCGATTGGTGCGACTTCGCTTTTGTGATGTTTATGGTCGCACTCATGTACCTTGCGCCGTACCTAATCGAAGTTGTCGCAAAGATCTTAGCCAAGAAGGTAGTTTAGGTAGTACAACGGGTGAATGTCCCGCTAATTTTGTCTAGACCACCCCGCGATTTTTGGTTGAGATTAAGTATCAATAAGACGAACAGAAAACCCCCACTACCCTATTGATACTATGTATCAGTAGAACTAATCCGTCCGTCATGTTTCTTAACATCGAACTACTAATCTAATAAAGGATTATAGTACATCATAATAAATAGATATATTTTAATATAATAACTAAATAACTATTGACATTATGTCGATATATGTTATAGTAAGGATATTGAGAGTTTAATTACTATTTGATAAAGGATGTTGATGATGCTTACTACTTTAGTTGTTTCGATTAGCGTTGTTCAAGCGTTGGCGTTAGTAGGATTAAATATTTACTTCTTTGTAATAAATGAGTAAATACCTATTGACAAATAGTATTGTTTAGTATATACTATTAGTATAACAATTAAGTTTCTTTTGGAGAAAACAAGATGACTAAGTTTAATGAAAATATCAGCGTTGAAGAAACCGAAGCCTATAAGATGGGAGAGCTAATGGAAGCGTCCCATCAAGTACAGGAGGCAGAGGCTTCCCGTCCGATTCATGAAATATTCGGCTGTACAGTCGAAGAATGGAATCGCTCATGCGATGCATGGGATGCTCGACATGACATGTATGGATTGCATGGGATGTAATGGTAACACCCCATCCAGCACGATATAACACTGCACCCTTTAACGAGAGAAAACAAGATGAATAGAACTATTACTACAGCTAAGAATCAGATGACAATCATTGCTAATATTAAATCAGAGATACAGCGATTGTATGATACTAATCGAACACTACTAGACTTAGGTAGTAACGTTGCCCATGAAGAGATGCAACGTAATTGGAATAAGATAGCCATGTTAAAACTTAGGCTATCCGATAGACTAGACCCACACAAAACGAAAGTATTACCGCCTGCCTAGTATCACTCTATCCAGCACGCTACAGGATAGTAGGTATAAACGAGTGAAGACAAGCGCAGCAAGGCAGCATTATAGATGAGGTAATGCACGCCAGCAGCATGTATTATGATACCTATGCTGCTCAGCGCGCGTGTCAAGTGGAACTTGCTAATAATTACACAAATATTTTTCTATAAAATATATACATTTCTTTGATATAACTATTGACATTTGCCGATCTATATAATATACTTAAGGCATAACACTTAATTGATCTGGAGAGAACAAGATGCATTTTGAAATATTCTTTGACACCGCCGCCAACGCTACCGCTTACGCCAAGGGGTTTAACCCTGAGCGTGACTCCATTGAGGTGCTAGACCTCGATGAGGCGATGAACAGGGTCGTCGTCCATGTCCCTTGGAAACCTGAATACAGGGGCAACTTCACGCAGGAGACGATGGACAGGGTCGGCGTGGTTGACGTTGACTG